TTGAAAAACAAAGAGAGATAAAGAAAGTGGTGTGTGGGATAGGGGGGGGGCGGTAGGAAGTATAAATTTTTGGAGTATAGTCAATCAGCCTGTATATAATAGTGTTATTGGCATATGCTTGAATTTTGTATTTATTTATGTATACTATGGTTTATCATTTATTGGGGGTACAATATGGCGAGAACTAAGGGAGTTTCAAGGAAGGAAAGACCGAATACGATCAATAGGAAGTATAAGGAGAGTCAGAGGGATAGATACAGAAGGATGCGGGAAGAAGGTCAGGTGAAGGATGGGACTATCAATGGATATGCAGATATATCCGACGATAGAATGAAACGACCGATGAAGCACAAATTAGATCATATGGGGATTCCAAGATATGCCGGAATGCAGGTATATGACAATGATAGATTTCCATATATAGCGGAGGTGTTATGTAGGGAATACGGATTTATTTATCCACAATTAGCAGAAGTGTTTGGGGTTGGAAGAACTACGATAGAGAAGTGGGCACAGATACATCCTAAGTTCAAAGAAGCAGTTAGACGTGGAAGGGATGAATTTGACACGCTGAAGGTCGAGAAGTCATTATTGAAGAGAGCAATGGGCTATGAGTATACGGAGAAGACAGAGCGAAGCGTAGTGCTTATTGGAAAACATAAACTACAAGACATTGATGTTGTGATACCGGCAAGGGAAATTGTTTTGACGTATAAGACTATGCCGCCGGATGTAAAAGCATGTATGTTTTGGCTACAGAACAGGAATTCAGATCGTTGGAAGAATGTTGCATATCTACAAGCGGAGTTGAAAAAGAATTCTACAGTTACTAAGGTGAATGTGGAAGCAGATTTGCAGAATATGACTGTGGAACAAATCAAAGCATTGCGGGATATTGTTGTTACAGCACAATCAAATGGAGTAGTACAGGATGCAATAGAGTTGGAAGATCAGGAAATAGCAGATTTCATTTTTACGAAAGGACAGAAGTTGTTGGGTAACGATCAAGCGATTGAAGACTATCCTTTGGATGATGAAGAAGTAGATTGAAAAGGAGGTGAAACAATTTTGGGGTATTGTGCAGCAAGTCAACAAGAATGTAAATGCAGTAAAGATGCTTTAAAGTGTGCTATGAACAACAAAGAGTGCAAGGCAATCAAACTAAAGGAGAAAATTTATGGTGCCGGGAATGAAGATAAGCAGCAAGGGACTTGAACTGATTAAGCAGTATGAGAAGGAAGAACAATTTCAATATTTGGATAGTGCGGGACTTCCGACAATCGGTTACGGACATTTGCTTACAAAGTCAGAACTCATGAGTGGATACATCAAAATCAACGACAAATCAGTTTGTTTTCATGACAATGACGGACTGTTGCATGATGAAACAATAGCCCTGCTAGATCAAGATTTAGACCCTGTGGAACACATCGTAAATAAACTTGTTAATGTGTCTCTTACTCAAAATCAATTTGATGCTCTTGTGATCCTTACATTCAATATTGGAAATGGAGGTTTTGCAGAATCAACAGCATTGAAAATGATAAATGCAAAGAAGTTTGCAGAAGTACCTGATGCAATAATGCGTTGGAATAAAATAACTGATCCAAAAACACATAAAAAAGTAGTTAGTAAGGGTCTTACCAATCGCAGACAAAAAGAAATTGACTTATTTTTATCTCCTGTGTAAAATGCACCATTAATACTCACAAATAGGGGAAATATATGAAACTTTTTCAAGATTTAAAAGTCCCAAATTTCCTTGAATCCTACAATAACCTCATTCGTACAGATAAGCCTGAAAGTCCCACCGATTTTGTTTTTGTCAATGGCATGATAGTTTTACTAGGATTATGGATATATGCTTCTATAGTTCGTGCTACTAGTAATCAACCTGCTTATGTTATCCCACATTTTAATGAAATGCTCCTAGCACTTGGAGCATATAAAAGTATTAAAATAGGCTCCAATTATCAAACAGCAAAAGGTAAGGAAGCTATTTTGAAAGCTGATTGCACAAAGGGGAACGTAGATGATAAATCCAGTGATGCTAGTTAATAAACTTAATCCTTATATGATCTATATCAAGATCATTGTTGTTTGTGCTGTAATAATTGGTTTGTTTTGGCTTGGGTGGCATGAAATGGGGATAAGGGCGGATTTAAAGGCAAAAACAAGTGAAGCAGATATGTGGAAAGAAACAACAAGTATGTACGCTGAACAAACTAGAATAAGTAATGCATTTTATAAGGAGGTTTCCGGTGCTATCCAAAAGATTAAGGTGCAATCAAACAATTACATTCAAGCGGTCGAATCTTCTCCCCCTCCCCCTGTTATTGACGGGGATGTTGTTGTCCTCATGCGGCCCAACCAAGCCTTTGATTTGCCCATCCCCTATTCAAATAACTCTTCCAATAGAAAGAGTTCCAATCCTTCGGGAAGTAGAATCAATTAAACGTGGAAATGAATACTGCATTACTGAAAGAGGTAGAAAAGATATATTGATTAATGTGGAATTACTTCGATTTTGGGGTAATGCAAATATGACTACTATTAGCACGTTTAACAAATTGGACAAAGGGGATAAAAAATGAAACGAGTAAAAGGAGGTTTTATGAAACAGGTTATTTTGAGTTTGTTTTGTTTGATTGTTTTTTGCAGTTCTGCATTTGCAACTACTACAGCAAAGGTGGGTTTTAAAGCGTATTCTTCCAATTCATCTGTTACTTGTACTGTATTTGGAATGAAGAAATTTACTTCTATATCAATGCCAGCTCAGGTATTCACCCCTGATGCAGATCTTTCTCGAAATTTAGTTTTAGGGACAAAAGGATTTAAGAATTATTCCACTCCAACTAAATTAGGACGTATCGCTATTAGATTTACATGCACAAATGGAGTTACTCCCGATTTAGTCCCTGTTAAATTGTTTTTAAATGATGTTCAAACCTACTTTCTTATATTAGATCAAGGTGTGTTTGGAATAAACCCATAACCAAGAATTATTGACGGTGTAACATGAGATATGGAGGCAGAAATGAGAATAGCAACACTGATGATTATACTGTTGTTGCCGATGAATGTGTGGGCGGCAGCATTTACATCAAAGGCATCCGGAGACTGGTCTGCATCGGGGCAAACTACGTGGAACGAGGTCGGCGTCCCAGAAAACGGCGATACCGTAATAATCAACAATGGTCATACCATCACCGTCCCTGCTGGATATCAGGCGATTGTCGGAACCTCCCCAGCAAATGACACATCAACCGCCGCTATTGCGTGTTCCAATGCGTCAACAGGAACAGGCAGACTGATTGTGAATGGCGCTCTTACTTATCGGGGCACTGTCACATATTGTAATTCTGAGTGGGATTTTGGTCCTGGATCAGTCATTACCCATGATTCTTCTCTGTCGGGAGCACCAAGTACAACCAATTACAGCTTCACCGCACTAGCTGGATCAAACACCTCATTTCTAAATTTTCAGGGGTCAGTCGGTGCTGGTAATCACGTCATATGGGGCATTGCTTCAGGTTCAGGTAACGCAGGCAGGATAGGAAACAAGAATGCAAACCTGAATAACGGACTTATGACGGCCACGTATACTGATTTTTCAGATATAGGAACTGCTACTATACTGGCATTTGCTCCATCGTTAAATACGGCAGGTTCGGTTTTTAGTTTTACCCATGTCACGCTTACCCGCTGCGGCGCTCTAAATCTTGGGAGTTTATCAACAACCTCCACTTTTATAATTGATTGGTGTAACGTACAAAACCCAATATTATCTAGCAGTAATTCCTATAGACCTATTTATTTTGGTGCTATAACAACCAAAGTAAGCGGCACAAGACAGTTTACAAACAACTATGTAGGTGACGGACAGGTAGGTATTTCATCTGGTGCAACTAATGGCATGGACCCAGGCTTTGTGTTTCAGAACAATTTTTTATATTCCAATAGTAGTACGTCTGGCTCTTCAGCCCCGTTAAAAGCATACGGCGGTAATTTCCCCTCGTTTTCAGGTACAAACTGGCAAAACAATTTTCTGGGTAGTTATCTGACATCAGGAACTACATCCTATCCTAGCTATCTACCAGGCGGCACGCTTAGTAGAACGTATATGATTTACGGCAGTTATGCAGGCCCAACCCATACAATGAACTACCATGAAACATACATGCAGGGAGTCGCCACTACGCTTGACGGTTGGATTTTTGAACCTGACTATGGAGGTAGTACTACTGTTGACTCATCGGTCATTCAGGGTAACGGTGCTTCGTCTACATATGCTTCTGCAAATTACAGTCATATAGTCAAACATACCCTATTTATGCCTGGCGCTGATGGTTATGGGACGAGTGCACAGTATAATATGAGTGATGGCACTGCATGTGATGGGTCAACACATTTTTGTCCCATCCTCACATATGAAAACAACACAGCACAAGGAGATAACACTAACGGTGCATTGTCGTTTTGTGGAGTTGCTGGTGAGGGGTTAATAAATATAACCAACGAATACACATCCATTCAAAACAATATATTCTATTCCGCTACAGCATTACAGGGATGTATTGTTGGGTTTAAACATCCTTTTACAAACTCCGTTACTACTGCTGATTATAACTGGATTTATAATTTAACCGGAACTCTTTATTTTGGGATTGGAAGTGGAGTTTACGTTAATTCTCCAGGGGTTCACGACCAAATCGGTAATCCAAATTTTGTGGATTCAAGCCGTAGTTTTATAAAATTCTGTCAACAGTACGACCCTTCCGTATCGGATTGGAATGGGTGCATTGCTAAGTTTTCTACCATGGGTAAAGAATCGTATGACCCGCGTTACAATATATCGGATCTAATTACGTGGGTAGGTGGTGGGTTTGCTCCTCAAAACATAGCATTATCTACAGCCGGTTCAACAGGTGGACTTGTTGGTGCGTTTCCTGTGTCCGGGAGTGGATCAGCACCAGCGACAAGCGGGGGGGGAAAACGCGGGTTCGGCTTAAAACTTAATTTGGAGTTAGAGCTTTAAATGAGCATTCAATGACTATAAAGGCAAATAATTGAACTTCCTACTATCCAGTTTTTATTTGAATAGTAGGAAGTAGTTCTATTTTATTGGGGTAGCAATAATGCTAAATAAACAGGAACAAGAGAAAGCAAAACGATTACTCAATACTCCAATGGAATCTTTGAATAAGGTACTTGCGGAAAAAAGCATGGCTGAATTCTTAAAGCAACTTTGGAGTTATATCGACCCACATCCTTATACACATGGATGGCATATTGATGCTATCTGTGAACATATGCAATATGTTATTGCGGGGGATATACAAAGGATATTGATTAATATCCCCCCAAGACACATGAAATCAATAGGTATTGCTGTAGGTATGCCCGCATGGGCTTGGATAGATAATCCTTCTTTGCAGTTTCTTTATTCGTCGTATGCTTCAAGTCTTTCCATCCGTGACGGTATAAAGTGTCGGCGTGTTATTGAAAGCCCTCTGTATCAGGATCGTTGGGGGGATAAATTTAAAATGACCTCCGATCAGAATACAAAGATTAGGTTCGATAATGATAAGGGGGGTTATCGCCTATCAACATCGGTTGATGGAATGACAACTGGAGAGGGTGGTGACATTATTGTTATTGATGATGCTAACAATGTCAAGGAAACTGAATCAGACACCGTTAGAACGGCAACCAATCAATGGTTTGACGAAGTTATGCAGACTCGTTTGAATGATCCTCAAAAGGGGGCAATAGTAGTTATTCAACAAAGAACACATGCTAAAGACCTTTCAGGACATATTTTAAGTAAATACGGAAAGGACTATTATCATTTGTTGCTTCCGGCTGAATATGAGCGCAAAACGAAATGCAGGGCATTTGGGGGATGGAGAGACCCAAGAAGGAAAGAAGGGGAGTTGCTTTGGCCGGAAAGGTTTAGAAAACAAGAGATAGATAAACTGAAGATTGCGCTTGGAGCGTATGCAGCAGCAGGGCAACTCCAACAGAGACCAGCTCCTAGAGATGGCGGTTTAATTATGTTCAATTTGTTTAAGCGATATAAAACTCCACCAGCGAAAGAAACAATTATATGCTTATCCCTTGTGTTAGATACAGCTTCAAAAGAAAATGAATTGAATGACTATTCTGTTTGTGAAGTTTGGGCTGAAACATCAAGCGGATACTACCTGATACACATATGGAGAAAGAAGTGTGCTTTCCCTGAATTGTTGAGGGCTGTTAAATCACTCAACATGCAATGGGGCCCCCATGAAATATTAGTTGAAGATAAATCATCAGGTATATCTTTGATTCAGTGTTTGCGTGATCCTGTTGATGGGATCAAGACACCTGTGATTGCGATAGACCCAGGCAGTTTCAGTAAAGTAGTAAGGATGGAGAATGAAGCGGTTGCAATTGAATCTGGTTTAGTATATCTTCCTGAAGCGGCCCCATGGTTATTAGATTTTGAAGATGAATGCACACAGTTTCCAGTAGGAGAGCATGACGACCAGATTGACCCTATGAGTATGTATCTTAAACGTAAAAGGGAAAAGAGGTTGCGTGGGCTGTTAATGTTGCTCCGATTTTCGAAGATTTAACGAGTGAATCTAATTGGAGGGATTAAATGGGAAGAACAAAGATTCCAAAAAAATCAGGATCAGGAATGTCTGAAATAGGCACTACCGGATTAAAAGTATTTGGGGGTAGAATCTCTGAAGAGTTTTTGAGAACTTTGACAGGTGCACAAGGAATCAGAACATTTGCTGAAATGCGGGACAATGATCCAATTGTAGGTTCAATCCTATTTATCATTGATAAGTTATTGCGTAATGTTGTTTGGAAAGTAACTCCGGCTGATGAATCAGCAGCAGCAGCAGAACAAGCAGATTTTGTAAAGGGTTGCATGGATGATATGGAGCATACATGGGAGGAATTTATCAGTGAAATCTTGTCCATGCTTACATACGGATTTTCCACACATGAACTTGTTTATAAAATACGGGGTGGGCCTGATGCAAATAGTTTGCGGTATAAGAGCAAGTATAATGATAACAAGATAGGTTGGAGAAAAATGCCTATTCGTTCCCAAGAAACTCTTTGGGAATGGGTGTATGACGATGAAGGTACTTTGATAAGTATGAAACAAATGCCTGTAGTGGGCGGAGGTGTTTGTGAAATTCCAATTCAGAAGTTACTTTTGTTTAGAACACAGAGTTTTAAGAATAATCCGCAAGGTCGATCTATATTGAGAAATGCATATCGCCCATGGATGTTTAAGAAGCGCATAGAAGAGTTAGAGGGCATAGGGATTGAGCGTGACCTTGCCGGATTACCGATTGCAGGTGTACCGGCTAATTTGCTGCTATCCAATGCATCTGATGAAGAAAAGAAGACTCTTGCAACAATAAAGAAGTTAGTTACGAACATCAGAAGGGATGAACAAGAGGGAGTTGTGTTTCCATTAGTGTATGATGATAATGGAAATAAGATGTATACTTTGGAATTACTTACAACAGGTGGAGCAAGGCAGTTTGATACATCAGCAATTGTTACACGGTATAACAAAACAATAGCTATGACGGTTGTAGCTGATTTTATTTTTCTTGGGCAAGACAAGGTGGGTTCGTTTGCTCTTTCATCTGATAAAACATCCATGTTTTCCCTTGCTCTTGGAGCATGGTTGAAAGATATTGGAAAGGTAGTAAGCAAGAAAGCAGTTCCCCCTTTGATGCAGTTGAATGGAGTTCCTTCAGAATTATGGCCTACTGTAACTCCAGGGGATATTGAAAAGGAAAATATCAAAGATTTCATTGATGGTGTATATCAGCTTTGTAGTGTGGGAGCAATGACACCTGATGATGATATAGAAGCAAAGGCAAGAGCACTACTTGATCTTCCAATTAAGACAGTAAAGAAACTATAATGGCTAAATCAATCAATGACATTATTGACACCTTAACTGCTGCTGCTGATAAAGTAGCTCCAAGTATGCAGAGTGCTTTTCTAGCAGCAGTTAAGGAGATAAGGGACAATCTAGTTTCTATTGCGGATATAGAAACTGCGTTGTCTACTCAAAGTTTGGAGGCTGTATTTGCAGCCACACAAATAGAGAAGTTAGATCCGCTATTGTTTGGAATTGGGCTTGATAATACATCGTATGTTTTTAACACACAATCGCAAGTAGCATTTGCAGCAGGGGCAACAGCAGCTATAAGTAATTTGGTTGCTTCAAAACAGAAGGGCATAGCGTTTGATGCTTTGAATGAACGTGCAGCATCTATTATGAGAAATAGAGGCGCACAGATGATTTCAGGGCTTACCCAAACAAGCAAAGACGGTGTAAAATCTGTACTTGAACGAATCATAGCAGATGGAGTAAATCCAAACAAAGCAGCCAAAGAAATTAGGCAATTAATTGGATTGACTGACGATCAGGCGCAAGCAGTATTGAATTTCAGAAGGCAGTTGGAATTAAGGCAGACTTTGGGACTTACTCCCCCAAATGAACGCAGGTTAAACGCAATTGAGCAAGCCAAGATACGAAGACACATGAAGGAAGGACATTTTACAACACAGAATATTGATGATATGGTTGAAAGATATTATCAAAGTATGTTGAATAAAAGAGCAAGAGACATTGCAAGAACAGAATCAATGAGTGCTGTAAATGCAGGTCAGAATGAACTTTGGGTACAAGGACTTGATTTAGGTATCTTGAATGATGATGAAGATAGAAAGTTTTGGATAGTAACTCCTGATGATAGGTTGAGAGCGACACATGCAGCAATACCTAATATGAATCCTTTCGGAGTAAAGATAAGATCATATTTTATAACTCCTTTTGGATTAGTATTTAGTCCTGGGGATTATAATGTAAACTTGATTAATTGCCGGTGTTGTTTAGTGTTAGGTTCAGTAGGTCAAACATTCTAGGAAAGGAGGTATTAAATGTCTCAGTTTTTGTTTAAAGGTAAGATTGACAAAGTAGATGCTGAACAAAGAGTAGTGTATGGTTGGGCCTATGTATCTGAAGAAGGTGACATGGAAGTTGTCGATCATTCAGGGGATGGTTGGTCTATTGCAGAGTTAGAAAAATCAGCACATAACTTTGTGATTGAATGTCGTGTAGGAAAAGCAAAACATAAAGGAGATCAGAAATCAACATTGGTTGAATCTATGGTTTTCACAAAAGAGAAACAGGCTGCATTAGGAATTGATTTGAAAAAGGTTGGTTGGTTTGTGGGATTCAGGATACATGATGAAGATGTATTGAAGCAGATAGAAAGTGGGGAATTGACTATGTTTTCTATAGGTGGTACAGGGACAAGGGAGGCGGTATAATGGCAAGAACAAAAGGAAAAGTAAAAACCCACAAGTTGTCAAATGTTAAACTGAACGAAGTTTCACTTGTTGGAAAGGGAGATAATCCATCGGCGCATGTTCTATTACTCAAAACAAAAGATGAAGAAATACATGACTTTGCAAAAGATTATCAGGGGGATGATAAAAATACTTTACTTAAAGAGTGGTACGATGATAATATCTCTACCATATTAAAGGGTTCTGATTGTACCGCAGAGACATTTGATGAAATTATCCAAGATCGTACCTTGCGGGATAAAATCTGGGACATGATTTGGACTCTTCAAGATTCTATCAGTTCGATAATCAATGATGATGAAGTAGAAGATACAAACGAATTGGTCAATACAACGGTAAGTCAATTTCAACAGGCAGTATCAACATTAATCTCTGGAGGTAACACAATGACAAAGGAAGAATTGGAAAAGGCACTGAAAGCGGAGCAAGACAAAGTTGCTGAACTGACCAAGGAACTGGAAGCAGCACAGGCAGTAAACAAAGCTGCAAAAGAACCGGCTGCTGATGGGACTTGCAAAAGTTGTGGGGCAAAGCTGAAGAAAGAAGATTCAATTGACAAGTCTGCTCTTCCTGAAGCTGTTGTAAAGCACATTGAAGCACAGGAAAAAATCAACAAAGAGAATGCAGACAAGATTGCAAAAATGGAAGAAGAAACTCTTACGAAATCCTGTGTTGAAAAAGCTGTCTCTGTTCCGGCAATTGGTAGCATCGAAAGCGTTTCCAAACTTCTTGTTGACATTAGCAAGCATGATTCAGAACTTGCTGCAACCGCTTATGCCCTGCTGAAAGTAGCAAACACCCGTATTGTGGAAGGTGGTCTGTTCAAAGAGAATGGTAAGGATAGTGATACTACCCTCAAAACGGCAACGGAACAGCTTGACGAACTTGCCAAGAAACATGCCGCTGAACACAACATCACCTATGCAAAGGCTTACGATCATATCTACACAACCAATCATGATCTTCGGAAAGCATATCAGGAAGAAACTCGCCGGTAATCGGTAACACATTTCAAAGTAAAGGAGAATAAGGATGGCAATCGAACAGAGAATTTATAACATTGGGCATTGTGCTGCTGCTGCCGATCTTTCTGCAAAGCAGTTTTACATTGTCAAGGTAACAGCCGCAAATGCTGTCAACCTTACTACTGCTGCTGGAGAGGCTGCTTTGGGCATTCTTCAGAACAAACCGAAATCGGGTGAAGTTGCTGATGTTATGGCAATTGGCATTTCCAAGGTTAAAATTGGAACAGGTGGTCTTACTGCTGGTGCACAGTATGAAGCAGCAGCAGATGGAACCGCTATTGCTGTAACAACTGCCAAAGTAGGTTTGGGAACTGTTCTCACTGGCGGGGCTGCCAACGAACTTGCATCTGTAACTGTCGGTGTTGCCATGGGTGGCACAATCGCATAAGTAGTACAAATAAACTAAAGGAGAAAATCAAATGCCTCAATATACCCCCCGTGATGCCCATGTTGATACCGCACTCACAAACATTTCCGTAGCTTATACACAGGATGCTTCCAACTTTATCGCTGATAAAGTTTTTCCGATTGTCCCCGTTCAGAAACAGAGTGATCGTTACTATGTTTATGACAAAGGCGCTTTCTTCCGTGATGAAGCCCAGCTTCGTGCACCCGCTACTGAATCCGCTGGTTCCGGTTTCGATATTGACAACACTCCCACGTATTTCTGTTCCAAGTGGGCACTTCACAAAGATGTTGATGATGATACTGCTGCAAATGCTGATGCAGTAGTTGACCCGTATCGTGATGCCGCCATGTTCGTTCAGAATCAGCTTCTTATTCGTCGTGAAAAGCTGTTTGCTTCCACCTACATGACTACTGGCGTTTGGGGAACTGACGAAACTGGCGCAACCAACTTTGCTCAGTGGGATGATGAAGCCAGTTCCGATCCGATGGAAGATATTAAACGGGCAAGAATCAAGGTTCTTTCACAGACTGGTTACATTCCCAATACTCTTGTTATTGGTTATGAAGTCTATGAAGCTCTGAAGAAACATCCTCTGTTTGTGGATCGTATCAAGTACACTACTGCTGAATCCGTTACACTTGCTATCATTGCAAGGCTGTTGGATGTTGACAGGGTGCTTGTAGCACAGTCGATCATGCAGACTTCGGTTGAAGGTGCAGCAACAAAGACATTCGGCTTTATTCACGGCAAATCGGCCCTTCTGGTATATTCGGCCCCTGCACCGTCCCTGATGATGCCCACTGGTGGGTACATCTTCTCTTGGGCAGGTCTGACTGGTCTGAACAATGCTGGTATTCGTACTAAGCGTTTCCGTATGGAAAATTTGGGTGCAGATCGTATTGAGAATGAAATGTGTCTGTCCATGAAACTGGTTGCCGCTGATATGGGTTACTACTTCGCAAGTGTTGTAAGCTAATAACATTTTGGAACTTATAGAGGGGGTGTGAAAATGCCCCCTCATGATTTTATGAAAGGAGTGACACAAATGAAAGATAATTTCCCAATACATAAATTTGGAGAATTTGGAGGTCGTTGTTTAGCCCCATTCAAAGCTGACGTTCCCTTTATTGTCGGTGCGGAGATTTCTGCTGAACAAGCAATGAAATGGCCTCTTGCGAACCGAAAGGCACTCTTTGAACTTCACAAAATTGAATGGTACGGCCCACCGGAAGATGCTGAAAAGCGGCTTCATTCCGCAAAGAAAGCAACAGAAAAGAAAGTGGAAGCGAAAGCAGAACATAAATCACATAGAACACCTCCGGCTGTGAAGAAGTCCAGCCGTACAAAGTAACTCCCCCAAAGGAGGGTTAAACAATGGCTAACAACAAAGGTTTTACAATTCGTGAACGAGGCAGAGCCGCATTTGGTGCCCTGTTCCTTGCCGGTAAAGAAATCCCCTCCAATATCATTTACACAATTACTGCCGGTGCTGCAAACATTTGTAACGTAAAACTGCAAATGTCCAATAAGGATGGAAATCCTATTGCAGGTCTTTTTAATCTTGCTCTTTGGCTTTCTGATGATGCGGCTGGCGCTGGGCTTTGTGCAGCTACAGCAACAGGCACAGTACAGGCTAAAGCCGCTTCGGGAACAGTTCTTGGAGCAATGACAGCAAAGAAATCAATGGATATAACTACCCTTGTGGATGGTTCTTTCACCCTTGAAATTACTGACACAGCAAAGTCCCTTGTTTATATTGCTGCTAACGTCCCTGCAACGGGACTGGCTGTAGTGTCTCGCAAACTTGTTACTCCTGATTACGGTTAAGATCAATGATGTAGGGGCGGTAATTGCACCGCCCCTGAAGGAAGGTGAGATATGTCTTGGACGTATTCAGGAAATCCAAAAACTTCTTCAAAGGACGCCGTAAGATTTCTCATTGGAGATACAAAATCTGATGGGGAAAAATTAGCAACTGATGAAGAAATAGATTGGGCATTGGAACAGAATTCAAATATATATGCTGCTGCTGCAACAGTAGCCGACAACATAGCAACATATTTTTCCACTCTTGCTGATTCAGAAGAACTCGGCCCAATCAAAGTTAGTTATAACAACAGAGTAAAGATGTATTCTCTTCGAGTAAAGCAGTTAAACATGAAAGCATCTTCCAAAGGTTCTATGGAAGTATATGCGGGTGGAATTGATGTAAACGATAAAGCATCACAAGCATCTGATTCATCATTGACCGGCCCAAACTTTACAATCGGTATGAATGACCTTATAGGAACAGGAGATTTGCTATCATGAGTTTCACTACTAGGATGATCGACAGGGCAAGTTATTTGGTTAAGCGATACGGAACGTCTATGACGTTGAAACGCACAATCCCTGGTCAGTATCATCCTGATACGGGAACGACCGATCCAGACACAGTTACAACGCATCCATGTTTTGGTTTGATTCAATTTATTACAAGAACATCAGCAAATCAGTTTTACGGCACAACAACGCTGAAAGAAACACTTATCCAAAAAGATGATGAAATGTGTTTTCTTTCTGCAAAAGAATTGGATGTAGTTCCAAAGCACCCAACAGATGTATTGATAAATGAATCAGGATTTGAGTACAACGTGATTTTTGTAACTCCTTTGAAATCCGGTTCAAGCAATGTTCTTTATGTGATGCAGATAAGGAAATAAAATGACGATAGCAAATCTCGCAAATTTTAAGATGGATTTAAAACGATTCTATGAGGTAGTTACCCCAAAGAATCATTTGCGTTTGCAGGTCAATTTAGCAAAAAGACTACATCAGCTTATAGTTGTAAGAAACTCCAACATGCCTAATCACCCAGTTGATACCGGATGGGCAAGAGCAAATTGGGCAATGAGTATAGGATCACCAGGAAAAGGTGTCATAGGTAGTTATCCAGGAAAAGGGGTTAGAGCTAATCTCCCAACCTTTAACATTGCAAGTGTGTTAGCACAGGCAAAACCTTTTGGAATAATTTGGGTATATAACAACGTCCCTTATATTCTTGCTCTTGAAGACGGTCATAGTACACAAGCACCTAACGGAATGGTTGAAGGCGCATTAAACGACCTCCAAGGATACGTCAACGGGTTAAAATAAATGTCATATCTCTCACAACACAACGAAATTAGGAAAAGGCTGTATGATGCTTGGGGAAGTACAACCCCGATAGCATGGCCTAACAAGGAATTCACACCCCCTAATCCGCAAGCACCTTGGATTAGGCTTTCTATTAATGACGGTGAAGCGAATCAGATTAATTTGGGAAGCACTCCGTCAACAATACGATATTTTGGAATTATTTATTTTCAGGTGTTTGTAGTACAGGATAAAGGTGATACTCAAGCATTAACATTAGCGGATCAGTTAATTTCATATTTTCATAATTGGTGTGGAGTTAATGTACGTTGCAGGGCGGCAAAGGTTAAGATAGTAGGAAACTCGGATGGTTGGTTTCAAGTAAATGTGTCAGTTCCATTTTATCGGGATGAACAAATTTAGAAAGGAGAAAACACATGATTGAAATGTTGGAAAAACAGTTGGTTGAAGTTGATAGAGAAAGCATCATTGTGGAAGTAGGGGAAATTTTGAACTTGTCAATCGGAACGGAAAATTTTTTGATTGCCACAGGAAAAGCCAAACAAGCACAAGACCCTGAACAGCCAAAATTAAAAATGAAAGTAGAGCAAATTGAAAAAGGAGGGATTGAATAATGGCAACTACTGGGTATTCAGCGGCAATTGCAACAAATGACATTCTCTTGTCGTATGCCCCTGAAGCTACATGGGGAACAAAACCGGCTGTACAGTTCCAACAGATTCGTATTGAATCTGAAGGATTTGTACAGACAAAAACCCGTAACCGGCCTAGTGAAATCAATGCTACTGGACAGGTTTCGGCTGCTGTCACTACTAAGGTTGAGACTAAGGGTGACATGAAGATGGGACTATCAACGGCAACCCCGTTTGATATTCTTGCTGCTTCTATGGCTGCTACACCTACCACGGCTCTTGCTGCTTCTGCTGGTGTTAGTACGGTTGCTGCAACAGCATCTACATTCACAGGCGCAATGTTTACTGCGGCAAATAACTACTTTGTTGGTCAGTGGGTTCGTATCAAAGGATTTACAGGAGCACAAGAGGCAGTTCCGGCAACGGCAATCAATGGATATTATCTCATTACGGCTATGTCTTCCGGCGTGTCTATTACTACTCAGCCAGCTCCAGGCAGCACTAAAGCTGCTGGTGATTCTGTTACGATTACGGGACAGTCAGCAAGAATGTCTGAAACTTTCCAATCCTTCTATTTTCAGAAACAGCTTGCTTCAAATATGTTCCTGAATTACCCCGGCGCATGGCCTACTGGGGGCAGCGTTTCTGCTGCGCTAGGCGGGTTCTTTGAAACAAGTGTTACCTTTCTGTGTAAGGATCAGGTAAAGAACACCACAGACGGTTCTACAGGCGCCCAACTTGCTGCGGGAACAGGCAATGTGTTTGATACTGTTCTGGGTTTTGGTACAGTCTATCGTGGAGCAACTGCAATCAATGCTACAATCAACAAGATTGATCTGAAATGGGCACAGCAGAGTGCTAGGGGTATTTATGGAATGGGCTCTGCAAATGCTCTTGGCATGGGCGTAGGTCTGATGGAAGTATCCGGTTCTATCGAACTGTATTTCAAAGACTTCACACAGTATGATGAATTCATTGCTGAAACAGCAGCTATGGTTGCTTTTCGTGGCGTTGATAGTACCGGAGCCGGTTACATCTTCACAATTGCAAATGCAACAATAATGAATCCCAAGATTACCGCTGGAGGCCCAAATCAGGATGTAATGGCTTCCTTTGATCTTGAAGGAAACCCTTCTGCATCAGGTGGTATGTTCGCTGGAATGCCGATTCAGATTGACAAGGTAACTTAATCACGGTTTGGCGGGGTGGGCGTCCTCCCCCGCCAGTGGAAGTAATCAATCCACTTTACCGCCATTTTTATTGTAGGTGGACGATTGCAGGGGGTGAAATATCCCCCTGCAAACATAAAACAAATTCGATTCTCCTTATGGAGAAAATCAAACAACAGAGAGGATACAAAAATGAGCACAGTCAATCCGTATGAAATGTTTGCGATCAATGACAAGGCAGAAAACGAAATTGGGCAGATTAACGAGTACCCTGTTCCTGGGCATTTGGACAGGGCTTTCCGTATCCGGTTTGTGCATTCGGGTGATTCCAATGTTCATTACCGTGAAGCACTCAGGGCAAGGTTGAAGCCCCTTTCTTTCCGAATTCAACAGGAGTTAGTTTCCGATGAAGAATATGAAGACATAGTAATTGCTGTATTTGCTGATAAGATCATCAAGGAATGGTCTGTAGCTGATGGGCGTGATGAATCCGGTGAACTGATCTTCAAGCCTGGTATTTATGGGGAAGATTTTGCAATCCTTCCGGTATCAAGGGAAAACATCACCCATGTATTTAAGCAGGGTCGCCGGTTGTTCCGTGACATTAAGAAACAGGCTGATTCTTTTGCAACCTTCAAAACAGCCATTGTTGAGGATGCAGTAAAAAACTAACCAATGCTGTCAAATGGAACGCAACTTGGGGAAGTAAACTTGAAATGTTGACACAGCTTGCTAAGGCTGAAGGCAAAATAACGCCAGGCACAGCCTTAGCAAGCCGCCCAACTTTGACTCCTTGGCAGCAAAGATTTATGGATGCATTCAACACATTAAGCAGTAGTAGAAATTATACATCAGCTTCAGCATCAGTAATACCCTATCCTTACATTTTGAAGTGGCTTGATGAACATTTGATTTTTGATGTTTCTGATAGAGAAGAATCAGTTTTAATTATTCAAGCCATGGATAGCACCTACCTCCAAGAAGTTTTAAAAAAATCTCCAAAATAGGGTGAATATATGAGCGACACAACTGGAGCCGTAGCAGGGCAAGAAACTTATCTAAGGGTTGGGATAGACGGCTCTGGTGCTCAAACTGGAGCCAGAGTTGTTCAGCGTTCCCTTGAAGATATTTCAAATAGTGCTGACAACACACAAAGACACTTAGTTGAAATGAAAGAAGTGCTGTATGGAATCGCTGGAGCGGCTGTAGGAATCTATGGACTTGTTACGGCAATACAAGCACTAGGGAACTATGCGAAAGAGTCCTTAAACTACTTGGGATTGATTGAAACATCAACATTGGGGATTGCATCCTCTTTTCTTGTTTCAGGATCATACATAGATCAAATAACAGGGAAGGTATTGCAAGGGCAAACAGCATTGAAAGTTGCCCAAAATGAATCATTGCAGGTTATAGATCAATTGCGTTTTGCAAACCTTAAAACAATAGCCACGTTGGATGAATTGATAGTAGCTTATCAAACTACCCTTCCTGTGGCTATGTCTCGTGGATTCGATAAGCAAAAGGTAATGGACTTTACACTTGCAATGGTTCAGGCAGCGGGAGCAATTGGACTTCCGTTTAATCAGATGGCTGAAGAAACAAGATCATTGTTGCTTGGGACAATCAATCCAAGAAACTCCCGTATTGCTACTGTTCTTGGATTGAGAAATGAAGATATAGCGGAGTACAAGGGAAATGCTGAAGGGCTTTTCACATTCCTTATGGGCAGACTTGAAGGTTTCCGTGTAGCTGGTGAAGCATCCATGAATACATGGAAAGGTTTGTGGTCTAACTTCAAGGATATGTCACAGCAAGTATCCGGTAAGATGTTTGAAGGCATGTTTGACGTTATCAAATTTGAATTGAAAGAGATAACGGCTTCCATGTTTACGATTGATGAAAAGAACAAAACAATGAAAATGAGTCCTGAATGGGAATCCCAGATGAAATCAATTGGGCAAACTATTCAGATCATTGTTCATGACATAGTGCAGTTTTCTAAGTTTATTTGGGAACATGCAGATGCAATCAAGTTTGTAGTTGAGGCTTACGTTGGGTATAAAGTTATTATGTCTGCAAGCACAATTATGCAAAACATGATGACTGTTGAAACTGAAAAAAATACTGCTGCTAACGCTACCCAAAGGGCTAGTGTTGTCTCTGTTTATGAGGCTGAATCAGTTCGATTAACACAGCTTAGATTAGCAATGGAAACGGAAAAAGAAAAAGCAGTAGTAACAGCAGCAGCAGCAAAAGAAGAACTCGCAAGAGCACAGTTTTTAAAAGTTGGTCTGCTTGCCGAACAAGAAATACATGGAGCAAGAGTACAGGCTTTAAGTGATGATGTAGCACAGATGGAAGCAAATGCAGCATTAGCAGCAACGGAAGTGCAAAGAACAGCTTATAAAGTAGCAGCAAAACAAGCAGAGTTGGAATTAAATGCTGCACGACAAGCATCGGTAGCTACTCAATTAGCTAATGCCCAGGAATTAGCAGTAGTTCAATCAAGTGAAGCTGCAAGGGCTGTTGAGTTAGCACAGATAAAGAGAAATGAAACAATAGTTGAATTGGAATTGATTGCAACAGAAAAAGAAAGATTGATGAACTCCGTTGGCAATTCATCAAAATTAAATGCTCTTAGTATGGAAGAGGCTGCTTGGAAAAATCAATTAAAGATTGAAACTCAACAGTTAGCTGTAGCGGAAGCAGAATATGAAACAGTACGTCAAAGTAATCTCGGAAACATTAAGTCAGTATCACAAGTGGAACAGCTTGCTTTGAAAAAAGAAGAAGCAAATTTGAAAAGAAGTTTGACGATGCTTTCCAAATCAGAACAAGCAGCAATACAATCATTGACTGTTGCTGAAACAGAATTGACCGGAATAACAAAATTACATAATGCAGCAATGAATGAATCAGCTATTTTAGGGAAACAGCTTGCAGCATCACAAACACAATTGGTTGCAGCAGAAATAGCCGCTACAGCAGCAACAGCAGCAGAAACAGCCGCTATAGAGGCAAGCACGATTGCAACGAATTCAGCGAGTATTGCAAGTCGTGGGCTTGCAGCAGCAAAAGGGGGGTTAGCTTCAATCATAGGGGGATTAGGTGGGCCTTTAGGTGCTGTAACAACGGCATTGATGTTAGGTGCAACGGCATGGTCTATTTGGGGAAACAATGCTAAAGATGCATTAGACCCTGGAATGGAACATAGTATTGAAAGACTTACTGAAAAGATCAAACAGCATAACAAAGAACTTGAAAATAAGAAAACAACGGAAACTGGAACTAGGGGAGGAATGGCTAGTTCGCATGATGTTATCGGAGCATCTGTAGAAGAAGCACAAGCAATCAGAGATTCAGAATTAGCACTTGCTGGAATGCAGATGCAATTGCGTCAAATGGGAGGCCCAATTAAAGAAACAAGGGATTCTTTCAAAGATACAGGAAAAGCAATATCAGTACATGCAACTGATGCTAAAGATAATGTTCGTGGATTGGAAATACAGATACGGGATACAACGAATAAAATTTTGGATATGAAGAAGGCTATTGAACAAAGAAATTCAACAGCAACAAAATATGTAGCGAATGATCCAAAGCCTGAAGATGATAGTAAGACACAAAAAGAAATAGATAGGATCAATAACTACAATGCAACACAGAATAAAGAGTATCGGGATGAACAACGTAAGTTGGATTTAGCAGATTTGGAATTTAAGTTCTCGCTTGTTAAATCAGCAAGCACAAGAGAAATAACAGAACTGCGTAATAAGTACAACGCTTATCAAATGTTCCAAAAAGATTATGAGCAAATGATGTATGAGTCACAGGATAAAGTAGCCAAAGCAGAAGTCAATAAAGCCAAAGATACATTAAATACGATCAAGGGACAAGTGGATGCATCTGCCGATGCCTATGCTTCAGCCACAACACCTGAAAGCAAGAATACAGCAAGGAAAGAGTATAACAGGTTGTTAGTTGAGGAAACACAGGCTGAAGCTAAGTTGTCTGAAGTGATTTCAAAGCGAAAGGACATGGAAGCGCAAAATACAGGCCGTAAGAAGGCTTTAGATATTCAGGAAGACATGAACCTTGCCGCTATTGCAGCAAACACGCTACAGCTTAAAGGGGCTGACTTGGTAGCACAGTCTATCAAAGACGAACAGACCCTTTTGACAATTCGGAATGAAAAGGTTCGTGAAGCAACAAAAGAGTATCAATTAGCGGTAAGAATGGAAGCATTACGGAAATTGGATAATGCTCATTACATGAATCAAGCATCATTGGTTGGAAAGAACAAAACTGGGGAATTTGCTACAACAGGAGAAGAAACAAAAAATGCGCTTGCTGTGGAAAGAAATGCACAGAATCAGATACAGGAAGCAATACAAAGGAAGATAGCAGCAGAAGAAAAATATCTATCAGTGCAGTACAATGGAACAGAGCAACAAAAAAATGCGATTGCTGATATAGCAAGGTATCAAAAAGAATCTGATGATTCTCGGATAGAATCAGCGCAAAAAGTAGCAAAGATAAAGAATGATGCAGATACAGCATCATGGGCTGATGTATTGTCTCATGCGAAGAAAGCTGTCCCACAGTTAGCAGCATTGGAAGGTGTTCTTGTAGCAGTAAAGAAAGATTATACTGTCAAGAATATGGATGGCACAAAGAATGAAATGAAGAGTAATATGGCTATGACCTCTGCTTATGTTGGAGCAGCAGGTGGAGCATTTCAAGCATTAGCAGATACGCAAGATCAAACATCAAGGAAAGGATTTGAAACAGCCAAGGCATTTAACCTTGCTGCGGCGGTCATGTCAACAGCAGCAGGTATCATGAATCAGTATTCAAGCGGTGATCCGTACACAGCAAATTTCAGGGCTGCCATTGTTGCTGCTGTAGGTGCGATACAGATAGCACAAATAGCTTCAACATCATTCGGAGGTGGAGGAACGGTATCGAACATATCAGCAGGTTCTTTTAGTGGAGGAGGTTCTTCCACAGGGGGTTCTGTTGGGGGTTCTATTGGGGCTAAATATGCTTCAGTACATGATTCTATGTCAGAACAAATGCTATCTGATATAGCAACAAATACTAAAGACACTTCACTTGCTCTTGGAAAAGTAGCAGATGGTCTTATTAAGATATCGGACTTGTTTAGTAGCGGTAGTTTTATGTCCTTGTTAGGTGGAAGTTTAGCTACTGAAAATACTGAAAACAATAAAACATCTGCTTTCAAATTATGGTCAAGTACGTTCAAACCTATGACGTACCTATCTAGTTTGGAGAATTTTGGTAAAAGTGCTTTAGAAATTCCAGGAATGTTAGCTACAGGTGGTTTATTTGGGGGTATGTTTGGAGGTGAGAAATCAATTGAAGGATTAGGTATTTCATTAGCTTTGAAAGGATCTCAAGCTAGTGCTCGTGGATATCAATCAGTTAAAACAGATGGAGGATGGTTTTCTGGAGATTCTCATGATACTTCATATGTTAATACCCCGGAATTAACTGGAACAATACAGAAAGTTGTTGATAGTCTCATGTCAACAATATACAAAGCATCAGCCGTAATGGGAACTAAGGTTGATAAAGGACTGTTGGGACAAGTATCATTGCCTGAAGTAAAAATAGATACAAGAGGCAAAACGGCAGATGAAATAAACAAAGAATTGGAAAAGTGGTTGGAGTCTGCATCCAATGAATTAGCTAAAACTGTAATAGGATTGAAAGATTTTGCATTTTATGGAGAAAATGCATTTGATGCTTTAGTGCGTTTATCCACGGCCCTTCAATCTTCTAACGAAGGATTGGAAAAGATAGGTGCTACTTTGATAGCATCTACACTTACAGGTGCTAATGCTGCTTATAAATTGCAAGAAATGATGGGTGGAGCAGAGAAATTTGCCAGCAAGGTTGACGATTACTTTACTTCCATGTTTACAGATCAAGAACAAGCAGCAATGAAAGCTAAACAAGAGCAACGACAAGTCAATACTGCTTTTGCTGAAATGAATGCTGCGTATGGGAAAATCGCTATAACACATTGGGGCAGAGCAAATACCTTTGTTGATGCTTCAATGTCTATTCCAAAAACTAATGCTGAATTCATTAAGTTAGTGGATTCACTTGATTTGACCACAGAACGTGGGGCATCACTTTTTGCAGCTTTGATGGATATTGCACCGGCTTTTGCTGATATCCAAAAACAAGCTGAAGAATTAGCGCAAGCCGTAGCAGATAGCAATAATGATCTTCAATCGAGATTCTTGAAAGCAACAGGAATGACAGATCAAGCTGATTTGTTTGATTTACAAATAGCTCAACAGAAGGAAATGAAAGATTATATTGCAAAAGGATATGATGTAGCCAAATTAGCAAAAGTGCAGCAATTGGAATATGCAGCAGCAGTAAAGAAAGTAGCGGATACTATTGCGGCTTCTGTTAAAACCCTGAATGATGCAACTAGATCAGCTACACTCACAAATGCTAGCAATGCGGCTTCTGTCTTGAAATCCATTATAACGGGAAGTTTATCTTCAAAATCTCCCGAGACTTTATATCATGAAAGTCAAGCAGCTTTTGCAGCAGCATTAGCAAAAGGGGATAAGGCAAACATACCGGCACTTGGACAAGCGTTATTAACAGCAAGCAGACAAGCTAATGCTTCGGGTGCAGGATATCAAGCTGATTATTTAACAGTGACAAAAGCACTTGGAGAACAAGCTGGAATAACAGGTGATATTACAATTGATAAACTCACACAGCAAATTTCACTGTTAGAGTCTATCAAAACAAACACAAACATAACCTCAATAGATTTGCAAAAGATGATAGCACAACAAACGGCAAGTAATGTTATGGATATGGTTATTGGAAATAAACCAAAAGATATGTCCTTTGATATCAATAAAGACGAAGTATTAGATATTAAAGACGCTCTTACATATCTTAAAATAGCAGCAGGTTTGCCGGGCTTTGCAAATGGAGGCATCACAAGTGGACCGTCACTCGCTGGAGAGGGGTCGTACAATGAAGCTGTTATACCCCTTCCTGATGGTCGCAATGTTGGTGTTAAAATGACGGGCAAAGCTGATAATGATGAAGAATTAGCAGAATTGAAAGAGCAAAATAAACTGTTGCGAGAAGTGATAAAAAAACTTACAGATATTGAATCACCGCTTCGCAGAGTGGTTCAGAAGGCGGCGTAATGACAATTCCAATGGATATAAATTATGCGTATGCTTTGGAAATTGAAGCACATACGGGTTCTGAAGTATTAAAGATATATATTTCATCCAACCCTCAACTTATCACAAAAGTAACTGATACCCCCCCTTCAAAAATTTTTGAAGGGGGTCTTATACAACCAGGGAACTACTCAATTTCCTGTTTTGAAGATGGAAAATCATTTGGCAAAGCCTCCATAGGTTATGGGGAAATCGTGTTGAATAATAATGGAGGTGTTTATGATTATATGCTAGATTATGCTTTTGATGGTAGGTCGGCAACATTACGGCGAATTGAGGCAACCTTGATGAATACAGCAGCATACCCAAATGATTGGACTATGATATTTAATGGGTCCCTTGATAGACCCTCTCCAAATATTCAAGGATACAATGAAGAAACAATAGTAATACCTTGGCGAGATAAAATGATTGAATTGCAAATCCCTTTGCCGTTAGCAACATATAAGGGTGATAATGTTTTACCAGACGGTTTGGAAGGTACTGCTGATGATCTTAAAGATAAGATGAAGCAGTTAGTATTAGGGCAAGTGTTTCAAGTTTCAGTTCAGTGGGTAAACACCTATAAGTTGATTTGTTCTGTATCAGCACCGTCTCCAGGCAAACAGGATTTAATTACTGATTGGGCGGGCATTACTGATTTTGCTGGCATAACCAACTTTTTTGGGCTAACCCTTGAAGGGGCCTTCAAAGATGGCTGGGGGATGAACAGGTCTGGTATCAACAATGTCTCGGTATTCGATTGCGGCATTGTTATTGAGCAAGAGGATGAATACACAAGCATAGAAGAAATGATGGAAAACCAGCCTAGTGAGGGCAAATGCAGGATATACAGAAAAGAAGGTTATATCCGATTTGGCTCTCAACCTACACTCGTTACAGTATCTTGTATGGACATGAGTGGATGGCAAAGTACCATAGGAAGTATGGTACATGCTATCATAGCAGGGTATCTTTCGTGGCCTTTAGATAGGTACTCATTGGATGATATGCGTGATGTTGACGAATTAGCTGATGATCCTTTGGGTATTTTGATTCAAGATGATAGTGAAACTGCCATGCAGATTTTGGACAAACTCTGTCAATCTCCTGGATGCTGTTACTATTTTGACAATACTGGAAAATTTAGGATTTTCCAGATCAGAGAACCATCTACGTTACCTATTGATTTTACCTTGACTAATAATCAAATAGAATCACTAGAATTTCAAAACACTGAAGATATTCCAGTTAGGGGGGTTCGTTTAAAATATCAAAAATGCTATACTGTGCAAAAAACAGGATTGGCTACTCTCACAACCCCCTATTATAGATCATTTATCACTAATGAATGGAGAACAGTTTTAAAGGAAAATATAGTTACAAAACAAAAACACAGACTATCCAAAATAATGGAAGTCGAGACATATTTTGTCCAAGATGTTTCTGATGAAGCTCAACGAAAATGTAATCTGTTCAGCACACGAAGAGATACTATCAATGTCAAATTAATAAGTCATACGTTAGATTTCACAATGTTGCGTTTAGGTATGGCAGCAGGTATCCAATTTAACAGTAGATTTGGTTATATCAACAAGCCAATGATTTTAATTGGCATTACTGCGGATTTGAAAGACAACTCAATAACACTTAAATTTTGGGGGTAGATTATTTATGGCTCAAGACAACTATGTAATAAGTACCACGGAATCTAATACAGGTCTAACTGTAATAGAAAAGATAAATGAAGCATTAGCAGCAGCAGTTACTAACAATGCGGGTAATTCTGAACCTCCCGTAAAATACCCCCTGATGTGGTGGCCTGATATTCCAAATGATTTGCTAAAGATACGCAATGCAACTAATACGGCTTGGGTAGATATGTTTAAAATCAGCACAGGTCAGGCTGTAAGTGCTGCCTTGGTTGATATGGGACCTATCAATGCGGCACAAACAGCCGCAGCTAACTCGGCTACATCTGCCGCAAATTCAGCATCAGCGGCGGCAATAAGCGCAGCCACACCCTTATTTAAGGCGTATAACACACTAGCACTTGCAACAGCCGATTTGACTAATATACCGGCTAACGCTTTGATTTGGGTCAATGCTGATACTACCGCCGCTAATATTGGTTATTGGGCAAAGATTGGGGGAGTATTAGTACAGTCTGCATTTGATAGAGTGGCTTTAGTTGAAAATAGATCAACAGCGGTGGAAGCTAGAGCAACATCTTTGGAAACTAAAACCTCTTCCATGGAAAACAATCTGCTTACAGATTTGGTCAAAGGACTTGAGCCTGGCACATATATAGCTGCAAGAGCTTTAGCATCTACTTTCGCCGGATATGCTTCTGCTGTTAATTATGCTGCCCAGAAATTCCAAGCGGTTAAACTATACCTTCAGATTGAAGATGAAATTGTTGACGTAAGGGTTTCTATTCTGACTCCTACTCTTACAACTATAACATCAGCAATTCGGTCTGTTACTCGTTCTGGCTATCATCTGTTTGTATTTCCGGTGCAACTCACACCAAGTCTGATAACAACATCTGCGTTTTATTTAGCATTTGAATCGGTAGGACATACCAAACGATTGCGTAACTGCGACATTGCAATAACGACTGATAAAGCCTTAGTTGCTACATACCCTGAAAAGTACACTACTACAGCACTTGCAGAAGGAACTTGGAATACTGTTGGTGGAGAGGTCAATGGTTTAGCAGCCACCTTCTATGATTTTGATCCTTTGGTTACTTATGCCTTATCTGATTTACGGTCAGACTTGACTTGGTTGAAAAATGGTTTAGCAACTATTGATACTGTAACTGCTTCAGCCAAAACTGCTGCTTATGCCGCTGTCAATGTTTCTGCCGGTTATAGAGCTTTGTCCTTTTCAGGTTATGGGGCTAAATTTACTACTCCGGGTACTGTTAGTTTTAATATGATTCGGTTGCCGTTAGTTGGAAGAACCGCTACACCGACCAAACTTTGGCACACAATTTATGTTGAAGTACGCAATACCGATTCTGTTGGCACAATTCTGGCTACTGGCTCCGTTCGAGTATGTGATACATTGAATTTGCTACAGGGTGTAGAAATACTACTGCGTGACCCCACTACGTTAGCATTGAAAACTTTAAATCAAACTAATTTTGGAGCAACCTACTTCATCGGGTATTATGCCAAAGATGTGAATGGGGCTTATGCAGATTGTGGTGAGGGCTTTGGTACAATATCCAATTTTGCGAGTGTTTCTTATTATAAACATGGTGTTACAGGTGCTTGGAACAGCTATAGTGGCAATCCTCAAATAGCTATTGAAACTTGGTTGGCAACTAGCCCCGTAGCATCAACAGCAACGGTTCTTATACCTACCAGTGTTCAAGCGGGAAGTGTTGGGCATACCCAATGTGACCCAATAGTTCAAGCTAATTTGTTACCCTCAATAGACTTGTTACTGCCTCCCAACATATATGCAATAGTGGGTCGGGAAATGTCTGTTTACTTTGACAACATATTGTCTGGAGATATTCCAGCCATTAATTGGGATTGCACTTGTACAGTAGGAATACAACAAACAGAACGATGGATGCTTAATGCTGTTGGCACTACCACAACGACACTAACTATAGACGCCAGATTGCTGAAAAACAAAGAACCAATTTTTGCTACCACTTCTACATCATTGACGGTAGTTGCTACATCCGCTGGAACTGGCGTTAATCGAAAATGTTTATTTATTGGCGATTCGGTAACTGCCAACGGATACTATATCCGAGAATTGCTAAATCTGTTTGGTGCTGGTGATCCGATGGACATAACTTTGATGGGAACACAATTGAGTGCTCCTTATCAGGGACTTTGGAATGTTGGAGTACCTTACGCTACAAATGATTTAGTATTACATCCGGCGGGATACGGTCTTTGGTACGCAAAAGCTCCTTCAACCGGAGTTACGCCAGTTGAGGGCGCCTCATGGACTCAAACTGTACCAACTCAGGCCGCATTAGCTGGGTCAATTGTCAAACATGAAGGTCGTGGTGGTTGGGATACAGATAAATATTATACTGATGTTACAAGTCCGTTTGTATTTACAGGGTCATTTAGTTTCAGTTCCTACATGGCTGCTAATAGCTACACAGCACCCGATTGGGTTTTTCTAGCATTAGGTATTAATGACATATTTCATCTGTTTGATGATGCTGCTGTGATTGCTAAGACTACGGCAGCAATGGCTCAATGGGAATCTATGTTTGCAAATATACACGCATATGATAGTAACATCAAAATTGGAGTTATGATAACTATACCTCCAACGGCTAATCAAGATGCATTTGGTGCAAACTATACTTCAGAACAGACTCGTTGGAGGTATCGACGCAACCTATCAATTTGGAATCGACAAGTAATCAATCAATTTAAAAACAGAACTGCTGGAAAGATATATCTTGTTCCTATGAATTGTAATATGGATACGGTTAATGGGATGTGGACTTCTGTAGCAGCAACACCAGTGAATAGCCGTAGCTTAGTAATGGTAAACAGACAGACAAATGGAGTTCACCCACCACCGAATGAGGCAAGTTTACAAATGGCGGATACATTACACGCTTTTCTTAAAGCGCAGGGATAATCTGACCCATACAAGCACCGGAGGATTCTATGCCATTGGAATTGAAAGAATTGGATGAACGACTTCGGATAGCAGAAAATGAATTAACTGAATATCGGACAAGAGTTTCCGGTATGGTTGAAGATGTTTCTGAAATCCGAAAACACATTGATCGTGTTGCTGATGAATCAGCTAGACATGAATCCTTGCTGAAAATTGATGGAAAGATTGATGCGGCTCACAAACGAATTGATAGTTTAACTAAAGACAGTATGCGGATCACCTTGGAGCATGATCTCTGTCAAAAGAGGGCCACTATGGATACTATCATATTGGAAACAATCAAAAATGATATTACGAGTTTAAAAGCATCAGTAAAAACTTTAGTAAAGGATGATGAAGAAGTGAAAGGCTTTTTTAAAACCCGTGTAGAAAAACTGATAGATATTGGATTACCGGCATTAATTGTGTTTAGTCTGCTTATGGCTTATTTACATTTTAATGGGGTTTCATTCACGAAAGATGGAAAAGAAGAATATTCAGAAATGGAACAAAAACAAATGAGGATATTGGAAGAGTTAGTGAAAGGACAACAATTCTTGAAGGAGAACAATATAAGAAGAGGTGATGCAAATACACCTAACGTCATTATAGAACAGCCAAACAAACCGTAAATAAGAAAAGCCCCTCCTGAAAAAAAACAAGAGGGGCTTTTCTTATTTACACAGTCATTTTTAAATATCAGAGTGATATAGACATAATACACCAACCAGCTTCTAAACCGTAGATAGGCCCGTATAAAACATACTCAACAGTAACAACCAATTCTTCGCCGGTATAAATCAATGGTAAGCCAAATTCAGCCATATCAGCACCATCATTTTCTGTTTCTTTGAGGACTAACAAATCACCTGTTACAAAATGCTTATCGTTCCTTCTAATTTCAAAGTTTTTACGACCTTCTTTTACTGCTTGAAATACTGCTGAATCAGTTTTAAGTTCGTGTATCATTTTATCTCCCCTTTACATAGCTTTGCATATGTCCCGAAAGAATTTTAAAGACATAGCTCCAACTTGAATAACCTCTTTCTTTAACCATTCCATATTTCCTGTTGAATATGTAAATCTTGTTACTTCCCTGTCAAGTTCTGTTACCTCACTCATAATAGTTTTGAATCCTACATTCATATTAGTCATTGGATCATGCTCATACTTCTTGTCAGCCCTTTGCAACTCTTCGACCATAGCAATGATAGGTGCTGATAAACCGGACGCCATAGGGATCAAAAGCATGATTGCTGGTTCTTTACAAGGTATGTCTGATCCAATAATTCTTGTTTCACCACTAGGATGTGCAATCAATGCCTTTTCACCGATCAGAAACACTTCCATAACTAATTCCCCTTTTCTTTTTTATTATGATTACATTGTCTGCTGATTCTACCTGTTCTGGAATGTGGGTAACGTATATGATCTGAATCCCTAATTTATCCGATATGTCTTTGATTAATCTTGCCCCTCTTTCTGGATAATTCTTCCCCTTCAAAAATTTAAGTGGTTCGTCAAGTACCAATAACGGTCTTGTTCTGTTTGTCTTCAATGACCATAAAGCTATCTGCAAAGCGAATGCTGCAACATCAGCTTCACCACCTGCACTTGCGGTTAAAGGATGAACAGAATTTCCATTAACTACAAAATGCATATCACATTCCATCTGATTTCTACGTTGTTCAAACCCTACTTCAAATTCAGGAGGGTCTTCAAATATGGACGTCAATGCAAGAGTTACCAACTCTGAAATTTGGTAGCGTAGCTCTTTTTGTGTTAGTTGAGCAGTTTCCTGTATTATCACGCTTGCCTGTTCTATCTCCAAGCGTTCAGATTGAAGCTGTAAGAGCTTCTTTTTAAGTTCCCCTTGCCTTACCCTTACTTGTTCTCGTTGTCCCTTGTAACGGGTCAGAAATTCCCTGTAGTCCCTCATACGGTTTCTTTCACAGTAAAGATGAATTTTGTTATGCTTCGTTCATAATCCGGGTAAGATTCCAAAGTACCTTTTGATAAATCAACTGACTTTTTATCCCCTAGAATCTTCATTGGAATATCAAACTTTTCCAATTTATTGATTATGTAAGATTCTTGATTTGCTACAGGAACATTCATCATTTCTGCATCAGTAACAATTACAGTAGTTTTAGAAATCATAATTCTCCTCCAATTCTTCTATCGCTTTTTTAATTCCCTTTTCCAGTTTCTTATGCTCTTCCGTCATTTCTTCCAATTTCTTTTGCGCTTGTTTCAGTGTCTTGCATCCATATTCTGTTTCAAGTTGTTTCATACACTGTTGTAAAGCTCCTTCAGCCGTAGCTTGATCCAACTTTGCTTTTTCAATCCTCTTCTTCAGTTTAATCAGGTCTTCCACATTCACTGCCATAAATCCTCCTTAGAATGGAATATCATCTTCAAGTTGTATTGTTGTGCTTAAAATATCTTCTTTGTCCCAACCTAACTTCCTCAAAAGGATTCTACATTCTGCAATTGTTTTGCGTTCTGCTACGCCTATTTTTGATACTCCTTTTGTTCTTTGTGTGTCTTCTCCAAAAAAACAAAAGTCTTGAATTCTATCGTAATACCAAAACATTTCCTGCTTCTGAATAAACTCGTAATTGCCTATTGTTGTTTTAGTCATAGATATATTCAATTTATCATCAGTCAACTTTTTCCAAAAGAATTGCAATTGCTTTTCATCAGGTGCCGTAACAACACAAATATGTCCTGTCTTTTTATCTTCTAGCAAACAAGCTGATACACCTTTCCATAATGCCCCTTCAAGCGTCATAGGCCCCATAAGTATCTCAAAGTTTGTATGAGGTTTTTTAGTCATTGTAAACTTCCTTTCCTGTTTTCTTTTCTTCTTCAAAAAATGGACAATCAGGGATAGGTTCTTCTTTAGATATAGCATTGAGACAGTCAATCATATACTGTGCAATCTGTTTACAACGAAACTCATGTTCGCATACATGACATTTGATATTGCGGATACTATGTTTTTCTATCTTTGCACCCATCTAATACCTCCCACACTTTAGATTGAACTGCTTTTGATATGTTGTTTTTCCTGATAACTTTTTTAAGATTATGCTCAAAACTTAAACCTATTTCCACACGCTTATTCAATCTTTCAGCAAAAGCTGATATACGGGTTTCTTTCTGTTTCTTTCTATCAATGTGTTCCCTGCTGATAACATCTTTGGAGATAGGTATTTTAAGCTGTGTGACGTTGAAATTTTCATGCAGAAGGAAGACGCTAGGTTCATGATCTGCTTGCGCCGCAGTAGTTCTCATAAAACTTCCACAATTCACAACGATAGTGTCATTTACTTGTGCAAATATAGTCTGGTGGTTATCGCCAGTAATTATAATATTAAATCCTGGAAGTTGTTTTACAATTCCCCGTACTGAATATCCAACTTCATCAGCACCAGGGAAAGGTAATTCTTTTGCTTTATATATTAACTTGTGAACAAGAGCAATAGCAATTGATTCTCCAAAACCTCTATCTGTTCCTTTTAACTCAACTCCCCAAGGAAATCCTTGATACATCATTCCATTTATATCACAACTATCTTCATCAGTTCCAAGAAGTAAGTCAATCTTCCCTGCATCAGCAAGAACTTGTATTCCAGATTTCTCTATTTGTTCAAGGCTATGTGCGGGAAGATCATGTTGGCCAGGAATTGCGATAATTCCAGATGGAAGCTCACGCAAAGCATAAGCAAGTAACCAAGGACTAGGCTTCCAATAATCAAAAAGATCACCGGCAACAAGTACAGGGCAATTGTTCTGAACTTGTAGCTTAGAAAGCCATCGTAATTTTTTTGTTTGTGCTTCAAGAAAATCATCCTTTCTACATTCTGGAGCCGTTTCCCTTAAATGCATGTCTGATACAAAGATTGCTAATATCCTATCTCTTCTATTTTTAGTTCTCATTCCCACCTCTTATTTAACAACGTAATCTTCTACAATCGCGCCTTCTGAAAAAACACGAACTCTAACACCTTTCCATGTCTTTATTACTTCTTTCATATTCTCATGCGCTTTAATTCCTATATCAATAAATCTAGGTTTTAGACCCGTATCTTGTTCCATTTTCTTTTTGGCTTCCAAAATGGCATCTATGATATTTCCTGTATCATCTGATTCCCACATAATGGACATTCCTCCGGTAATTTTTCGATGTATTCAGTTTCCAATTCAGCTACATCTATTTCTCTTCTTTCTATCTCTTGCATGAGGTCTTTTTGTTTTTCAATCAATCCGTATATTTTATCAATCGACATTACTAAATCAACAGCTTGTTTTACTTTCGGTTCCAATTCAATCAATGCTTCAAACTTCTGATACTCTTCTTTACTGTCACAAATGCTATTAATCAAATGAGCAATTGTAATTAATTGTCTTGCTTGCTTTTTGTACTCTTCAACCGATTTCAAAACCCGATCAACTTTGGAAGACATGCTAATCAGGTCAGAATATGATTCAGCACGTTCCTTCAATTCTTCTACTCTTTCTATCATGTTGGAGAGTTCATCTTTAGCTTCTGTGACCTTTTCAAACTGTTCTTGCAACACTTCATATGCTTCAACATCTTTTTCAAGCTGAACAAGGAATTTGAAAGCCCCAAACGCTTTCCTGTTTTCTTCTATCTGTTCTGTTACGTTTTCAATGTCCCTGCTGTTCTGCAATGCTTCTTTTTTGATTCCAGAAATAGACTCATGTATGATGGAAAGATCAACAAGATTGTTCAACATCTTAGCCCGTTCGCCGGGAGTTTTTGAAATCAGGAAATGGGAATCAAGTTGTTCTTGAAGATTGATCTGATTCATGTTGAGTATATCAACAATGTCAGATGGAATAGTTTGCTTGAATGCTTTGAATGTTTCTGTCTTACCTCCAATGGTAAGTTTGTAGATGTTGCCTGTTGTGTTCCTAATACGCTCCAAAGTGAAATCACTAAATTCCAATTTAACAGATACTTCTGATTGTCCATGCCGTATGAATGCTGAATCATCACATTCATTTAAAATACACCATTTGATTGCCCTTACTACTGCCGTCTTTCCATGTCCGGTATCCCCTGATATAGCATTGACACCGGCATGGAAATCAAGCACCGTCTTTTTATGACTTTGGAATCCTTCTATAGTTACTCTATTTAGGGACATTTTAAACCCCTTTGTTAATTTCTTTTCTGATACTAATAATTGCTTCTGCCTGATACTTCCGCATTACTATGTTTGATTTAACGGCTCTTGCTATATTAGCCAAAACAAAAGCATCCACCTCATTATCATCAGTCCCTTCAAATTGCCATTCTTTGAACACGGCAAGCATGACTTTGTTTTTATCCCCATTCCCCTTCCCTGTTGCATACTTCTTTACCTGTGTTGGGGGTATTGGGTAATAATCATGCTTTCTTGACCATAGAAATAATTTAATGGTTCCTCCAAGTTCTCCTATATCAAATGCTTTTCCATTCCTACTCCCCATGCTATAACCTTCTACACAGGTAAAATTGATTGCAAACCGCTTGTAAATATCTGCAATGATGTTTCTGATTACGAAAAGTCTTTCCATACCTCTTACTTTTGTTTTGATAACCTGCTTGTGAACTACTACACCGGATTGATTGATGATAACAACACCTGTTGCCGTCAAACTAAGGTCAAGCCCACAATATAATCTTGTAGGCTGTTTATTCACTATTTTCTTTCTAGGCATATCTTTTTTTCCTTTTAACCTTCAGACTTTCTTCAATTTCATTCCAAACACGACCTACTATATTTTTAAGTCTATTTTCCAAACCTTTGCTTTCAATCATTTCAATCAGCTTCCCCCTGCTGATAGACTTACTAACTAAATCCCCTTTTGTATCAATGTTCGCTTTACCCCCTCCTTTCCATATCTCTTCTGCTAAAAGGAAATCAACCATACTTCCTATATCATCAACACCATAACTATCATACACATTAAACTTAATTTCTCTTTTCTTCCCAGTAATTTTATTCTTGGAAACTTTTACAAGACATTCAGCCCCTATCCTTCTATTCTTAGCTTTAATAGCTCCTGTAAGAATGATCCAAACCTCATGTGTTGCATAGAACTTTAAAGCCTTTCCTCCACTTCTTGTTTTCTTTTCAAATGAGCCTGGGGTTAAGTTGTCCCTTGTCTGACTGATAATCAGCAAAGCACCTTTTGACCTTTTCAATTTTCCACAATCTTCCCGCAACATTTGTGAAGCAATCTTAGGCTTTGCTGTTCCATAACTTCCTGAACTTTCCTTCTTACTTTGTCCCATCCTTATCTTGCGTTCTGATTCAATGTGCTTTGTATCAGCTTCAGAACCTAGTGCATCAAAGGAGTCAAGGACGTATACGAATGGATTGCCTTTAGCGATTGTTACAGACAGTCTATCACTGAACTGCTCTATGTTCTCACTAGGAGGATCAAGTATTTCTGTGCGTCCTTCTGTAGCCTCTCCAAAGCATGATTCAAGGTCAAACTCTAATGCGTTCTCTGCATCGTCAAATACAAGCTCAACATCTGTTTGTTTTGGGTTATGTGCTACTTCTGCAAGTGAAGTTAAAACAAGGAGGGTTTTACCTGTGCCTGAATCCCCAATAATGTTTGCCATCTTACCTAGCTGCCAACCGTAAAAAGGATTTCCTGTTAAGGCAAGATTTAAAAGAGTAGAACCGGATGATATGAAGTATTCAGCCGTGATAGGTTTCTTTTCTTCCACAGCTTTCTTTTTGGATTTAGCTTTGATTTGTGAAACAACGCTTTTTGTGCTTGTTGTCCGAGCCATTTTAAAATCTCCCTGAACCACATTTGTTAAAGTGGTGTTTCATGTGCAATGGAACATCAACAACAGCTTTGCTTCCATATCTTAATTCCATTTCTGATATTAAACATTTAAGTTCTTCATACGTACCTAAACGAGTATCAATAATTTTTACATAGCCCCCGTTCAACTTTGTAGCAATCACAATTGCTGTTTGATCTTTAATTCCAACGTCAACTCCAATAGCAACAAGATTTTGATACCTTACATCCAATTCAGCTAATTTCTGATTCATTTTTATATGTCTATTATCCAAACTGTTTATATTATTTCTTAAAATAGCTATTGCCTGATGAATTCCTAACCAGACACAGATTTTACTTTTGATCTTCTGCATGAATCTCATTGAATCCTCCTTTATCTCAAAAAAGGGGTTACAGACTAATCCATAACCCCTTCTCGTTTTATCATTACGCTATCAATGTTTGATTACTTCTTTTTCTTCTTTTCCTTTGCTGCTGCTTCTTTTGCTGCCAAACATGCTTCGTAAAGTTCACATTCAAAGCATTCATCAAGATCATCTGTGTCTACTCCGAATGTCCCATCATGAGGGCATTCTTCATCATCGGATGATTTCTTCTTGCCTTTCTTTACGGGCTTTTCATCTTCCTCTTCATCTTCGGGTTCCGGTTTCTTTTTACTTGTCTTCTTCACAGGTTTTTCTTCCGGTTCCTCTTCTTCCAATTCCAATGCTTCAATGATTGCAGCCCGTAACTTTTCAACTTTCTTCTTTGGATAATCATCCACATCAATGTCTTCCAATTCCTTGTCTTCTACAAGCTGAACAAGTTCATCATAATCCATTTCATTGACTTCATCCAAAGTTGTTTCTTCCTCTTCCGGTTCAGGTTCCGGTTCAGGCTTCTTCTTGCCCTTACTTGCCCTTGTAGGTTTTTCATCTTCCTCTTCAGGTTCAGGCTTTTTCTTACTATTCCTTACCGGCTTTTCATCCTCTTCATCTTCCTCTTCTTTAGCAGGTTTCTTTTTGGGCTTCTTTTTCGGTTCATCTTCTTCTTCATCCGATTTCTTTTTGCCCTTCTTAGGCACATCTTCATCTTCCCTTTCAAGGAAAATGTCTTCCAGTTTTTCATACGGATGAACATTCAGGATTGCATCAAGGTCAAGTACATCATCCAGAATTTCTTCATCGTAGTCTTCTTCCCGATCTTCAAAGTCGATACGATCACACTCAAGGAACTTGTTCTTTCCCATCGTCTTTTCTTTGAAGCGGAGTTTCAGAGTTTTTCCACCTTCAAGTTCTGCAAAGTCGGCAAGATCATCTTCACCTTCCCTGATTTCAGTTTCAAGGAGTTTTCCAAAAAGATGAAAGGAATATTCCCAAAGCTGTACACCTTCTTTCTTGTTGTTCCGGTCAATGACATTGAATACTTCCCTTTCTTTCGGGGCAAGCTGTTTAATCAAATCATCATCCCCATCAGGGGATTTCATCATTTCTGCTCTTGCATCACAGATAGGGCAACGCTTCCCTATTGTTTTCAAACACAGGTATGCTTTCTCTTCAGCCCCAACAGAATGATGCACAAAGATAGTTCTCTGATACCACAAGTCACCTTCACCCACAACAGGATGATTTTCAGCAGTAACACGGTAAGGGATAATATCAATCAGCATCTTCCCTTTTTCCGGCTTGAACCAAGTCACTTTATGCCCATCAGGGAAAATAAATTTTGTTCCCCCTCCGGTTGTCTGCCGTTCTTCAGCCCGTTTCCTTGCTGCATCCCTCATGCTGCTTGACTTGCTAGGTTTCTTTGCCATTTTTATTCATTCCTCCAAAAGTATTTGAAATATAATTTACTTCTTCGCTTTTGCTGCTTTTACAGGCTTAAGGACTCTTGCTGTGTCTTTTGCTGCTTTGAAATACAGAACCGATTTTGCCGGAATGATAATTTTTTCCTGTGTTGCTGGATTGATTCCATTTCTCTGTGCTTTGTCTTTACGGGAGATAGTTCCAATACCTTTCAGGGTTACTTTCTCTCCATCGTCAATCAAACCTGTGATTGCTTTTACAACTTCATCAATAACTGCTTCCCGTACCTTAACCGCTTTTGCAATGTGACTGTGTGTTGCCATGATTCTTTCTCCTTTTGTTTTAGTTCGGCTCTTTGGCCGTTTGGTAAATGAATTGCCGGTAGTCGTTATATGACATTTCGATCTGACTAGGAACAATGTCGCCCACGCTTGATGTTCCTACCGACAAACTGATTACTTTCTATTCAACCGTGATTTTACTTTATTCTGAACTAACTTCTTTTTCTTCTTTTCAAATTCTTCCGCAAATTCTGGTAAATCCCTCGGCTCATTCGGGGTGCTGTTATATTCCAATCCAATCAAACGAACAAGATTCTCCAAAGTTGTCTTTCTTGCCTGTACTGCAAACACAGCATGATTTAACATATCAGCATTATACTGTGCTTCAATCAATTCCGTTTTAGCTTCCACATAATCTTCATCTGTCCGGTAATAGGCTTCAACAACGGGTGCTGTCGGTTTCACTCCTTTCCCAAGATATTTATCCGGTTCAGTGTTAGCTTGCATTACAAGTTCACTTCTCAATGTCTTTACCCGTTCTTCTGCTTCCTTTGCTTCTTTGTTTGCTATTGCTGACAACTTCCCAACTTTCATTGCTAGTGTCGGATGATTCAGGAATTCAACATCCAAGAAATCAGGATCAATGTTCATTTCCTTCTCATAATCAAAATCATCATTATGCATAGACTGTCTTGATTTCATTTTGTTTGTTCTCATTTGGAAAATCCCCCTTGTGCCTTATATAAATAAACACAGCTACCATAACAACGATAATGATTCCAAATACAAAAAACTTCTTTCTACTCTTAATGCTCTTATTATATATTTCATTGTATGCTGAATAATTATACTTATTGATACACATTCCTATTACCTCCTTTTGGATGTTTGATTCAGGTTGAGGGAGTCTTGCCCTGTAGTCCTACCGCTAGAACTATGTCGTTTTGTTGACCCCCTCAACCTATAGCCCCTTTTTACAGGTAGCGTTTCATGATTGCACCTCCTTGGATTTAATAGTATCTATTACTCTTTGCTGCGTGAGATTCGACAATATATCAATGATTATTGACTGTCAAGAAATTATTTTCAATAGACATTGATAATTTTAAAAATGATTGATTTTGTTTATCTTTATTTACTCATGTTCCCCCGTTCACAGCATCGTAGCAAGACATGGTAAGCCCCCCTCGGCCTGTGCTGTAGTAGTTTTCAGTAAAGCAGCACATGACGGCATATGCTCTAGGATTATCCCCCTTCAGAAGAATACTATTGCAGTATCCAAGTACAGCGTACCTTACTGATTCAGGTTCAGCCTGTAACACACTCAATATCTTTGTTACATCTTTCCATGTGGGTTTCTTTTGCAGAAGCACACGACAAAGATCAATTGTTTGTGCTTCTGTTTCCATGATCTGTTCCGACGCTTCAAGCATTTTCTTCTTTGGAAGATCAATGACCCTTTCAAGTGTCTTGATTGCTTGTCTAGGCATTCCGTTTGCTGATGTAATGATTGACTCTAATACATCTTGTGGGACTTCTTTCTCTTCTGATTCAATGATGCCATCCAATAAAGCCATCATTTCTTCATCATCAAGCGGTTTCATTTCATAGGTAGTGCAACGATCTTTAAATGTACCTAACAGCTTTTGTGGATCAGTAGTTGCAAGAATGAAATAGGCATGTTCCGGTGGTTCTTCAAGCATCTTCAACAACGCTTCTTGGGCAGGTTTGGTCAACTTGTGACATTCATCAATAAACCATACTCTCACTTCTCCAGACATAGGCTGATAGTTGATAGTTCGTTTCAATTCCCTACAAGCTGCAACTCCCCCTGATTCATCAGATGCATCTATTTCATAGAATTCTGCATCACAGCAATCAAGCATAGATGCAATGATTCTTGCTACTGTTGTTTTTCCACAACCTTTCTGTCCAATAAGCATGTAGGAATGTGGTCGCTTTTTAGGGGGAAGTGTCAACTTGGAAATCAGGGAAGATTTCATAGTTGCATTTCCAAAGAGTTCTTTCAGTGTTTCCGGCCTATACTCATTTGCTAGTGACATTATCACCCTCCAATAAGTAGGCATTATACGCTTCATTCAATTCTTGATAATTAGCAAAACATTTACCTTGTGACCATTTCACTTTTTGAGTATATCCAGGTTCAGTTGACTCGTATTTGTTGATAGATTCCCACCATTCTTCTTTAGATATTTCCATCAAAACACGATTACAATGAGGACAAGTCGGGATAAATTCATCAGTATATTCTATTCGTTTTTTCCCTACATTGTCCTTATCATCCCACCATGTGCATAATGCCCCATAAGCTATAGTCTCACTCATTTGTAAATCCCCCCTTAGTATTTGTGATAAAGATCAGATAACCATTCCAATTGTTTATCCGTTATTTTTAAATCATACTGAATGCATTTACGCATTGATATAATGAATTGTCCTTCTTTTTCATCAGTAATCCTATCTGAATCATACAATCCCCAAAGGTAATTAACCATTTTAACAATAGCATCCTTTGATAACTTCATATCTATTTCTCCAATAATTCAAGAATATCATCAAACACAATTGGAATATAAGCCTGAAACTTTATCAGCATAGGGACTGTCAATTGCCTTACTTCATCCCCTGCAACTTTAGCCGTTCTTTCTTTAAAGAAGTGCCTCCACTCCCTTAAATTCATTGTCATGTCCAATTCTGTTTTCAGGCTGTGTGCTAATACTCCTTGTGCTTCTTCCGGTTTCTTTCCCATATCTACTAATGTTGTATATCCGCAAGCTGAAAACTGCATAGCCGTGAACCATACCTTATCTTCATTTTTCATTGCCAAAAGTGAAGGTAAATCTTCACTTAAATTTTTAGGAACATCAGCATAAGTCCCCGGTTCAATCTCAGACCATGTAGGAATGATAAATGAGATATGACCGTCATTCTTTTTCGTGTAATTACACCAGCGGGTACTCTCCTGACTATAGCTAGCAATTCTGTGCCGGACAAGCCTATGCGACACTGACCGGCTACAAATCACTTTAACGGTCACTTTCTCATGCTCCAAGACAGATTCATGACCGTTCTTGATAATACCCCTGATGAAACTCTTTGCTGATTCGGATGAAATGAATTCTTCAGACTTGTAGCAGACTCTTCCACGTTTCTCTAACTTACAAATCATGTCCCAACCGTTAAGTACATCTTGAATCTGAAAACTTGGATGTAGTAGTCTCATTTGTCTATCTCCTTTTTAATGGTGTTCATGATTATATATGCTGTTGAGTTCAAACCTTCCAAAGACTTGTCATTGTATATTATGTAATTGTACTTGTAATCTTTCACATTTGCGTCACCTGTGTTTGTAAGATGCTTTATTGAATCTTTCCTTTCAATAAAGATTGTTGTCACAGGAAACCCAATATATTCTACAAACTTCTTGATTTCTTCCGGTTCCCTGATATGGAAGAAAAAGCAATGATCTTCATCAGGAAACCTTCTTGTTTCAATTTCATGCAGCATGTGTTTGAAAGGGAAATCATAATATTTTGTGGACAAGTCTTTCAGTTCCGATAGAAAGTTTCTCCCTTTATCATCCTTTGTTCCATCCCATCCAATCAACTTTGCCGCTTTTTTGATAGGGTCTACTGAAGATACGTTGTGTGTATGAAAATCTTTATCTTCAAGATACTTCCTGCAATAATTTACAAAAGTATCTTTCCCTGATTGTGGATACCCATTTACAACAATCAATAACAATTTACGCATTACTTACCCTCCTATCGCTTTTTTATCGTACCATGTTTCATCAATACCTGTTATCTCTGCTTCAGCTATAAGAGGAACATTTATCCAAGTAAATATCCTCGGTACTTCCTCACACATTACCCACTGTACTGTTTCTAACACCTCCTGTTCTTCATCAGGGTGAACTTCCAAAATAACTTCGTCATGTATCTGGGCAATCAGTCTCGATTTCCATCCCCTCTCGGTCTGTATACGATCAAGCAGAATAAAAGCAAGAAGCAAACAATGGAAAGCCGCTCCTTGCACTGGATAGTTAATGCAGTCGTTCCGCCCAAGAACACCATGACACCGAAACCCAGTATACATATCAATGTATCCACGCTTGCAGTAATCAGTCCACCATTCTTCTTTCCATTCAGTGTAGACAGGAAACCTAGTATTCCAAAATAAATCTTCCACCCTCTTGATATTTTTTTCAAACCTGTCATAAGTTTTGATCCCCTTACTTGCAAGGTGTTTCATCAAATGCAGTCCGTTTGATAAAACGTGTGTTGGAGATTGTGCTGCTATCCACATTGATTCAGCACAAGACTTATACCAATCCCCATAAAACTGTGGAAATACAAACATATTCTTTGCTGTGTGTCGGATTGCTTTTACAATCAAAGCAGGGTCTTTCACAAGAAAACAGTCCATTGCTGTGTCACGATGCATGTCTGTTGTGGGATCATTGATATACTTCATCATAGTGGGGTCTTTATGATAGCAATTCTTTATTACAACCCCGGCACCCACAGCATAATTGTGTAGTCCTTTCACGGTAATATTATAAACATCTTGATTACCGGCTGATTCAATTTTCACAACTTTATGATTATATGTTTCTTTGTACTCTTCCACTGAAATATTATGAGTATATTTCAAGTGAGTGTTTGTTACTGTTGCCATTGCTTTATTGCATATTTTACAGAAAGTCTTTTGTTTATTTTTCCAATACTCTAATTTACTTTGTCGTAGTTTATCTCTTGTTTCCTGTTTCACAGGTCGATTTTTCAAGAGCAGTCTAGTAGCTTCTGTATGCATTCTACCTGTTCCAGCAATAGATATTTTTTTACGGGTTTCTTCTGATACTTCTCTATTTTTGGCTTTCAAACTAATAGCTAAAACAGAGACACTTGTTTCTTTTGTTAATCCTTTATTCCAAGATCTATTAGTTTTCACCCCTTTCTTAGCACACGATATTTTTAATTTGGTTTCTTCCGATTGTGTTTTTCCAAACATTGCATTCTTATTACCTATTCTACCTCCATTTCTTTTTATTCCTTCAGATATTCTAAATCCTTGCTCAATCCTTCCTTTTTCTGTGCTCATTATTTCTTTTAATTTCTTATGCAATTTTTTAACGTGTTTTTTACCTTTTTCAGTTTTCATCCAATCATTTCTGTTTTTGTGTTTTGGATTGTTCCAGCCCTGTATTGAATGAATCTGCATATGTCTTTTACGGGTAATGAGGTCCAAATTATCTAAACTGTTTTTCTTACCGTTTCCGTTTTTATGATGCATGATAAATTTAGAGGACCCAATTTCTACCCCAAATATATCTAATGCTATCAAATTATGCTCCAACATTGATTTACCGTTATTTAGATACACTTTAGTATAATTTGTTTTATGCCTACTCTTTTGATTCTTTTTATACAAAGGCATTAAACTATCGCCCACTTCTAAATGACGTAGTTCTTTGTACTCTCCATTTCGCAAAAGAAATTTATGATTTGGAGTTGCTGTTATACTTTCTCCATTATCTAATGTTACTTTGAATACTCTTGTGTTTTGTTTTGTTATACCTCCTTCAATTACTTTAGATATGCCTATGCGATTATTTTTTAAATCATACCCATAGACGTATACTTTTTCTTTATTATTTACTCTTTGAATCACTTCAACTATAGATTGCTTTCCATCAATAGTCTCAATTTCAGTAGAACCCACAACACACGCCGCAATTTTGACTTCGATACCTCCATAATCTACACAAAGAAGTTTTCGTCCCTTTCTTGCCTTAATTGCTTTTCTACACAGCTTTTTAAGTTTCGGGTCACGGTTTGGAATATTCTGAAAATTTGGAGAGTCTGAAGAACTGCGAAAGGTAAGAGGGATATGTAAATTAAAAACAGGATGTAATATTCCATCAACTTGCTCCCTTAGAAATGCACCTATGTAAGTTGTTTTAACCTTGTCCAAGTGTCGTAATTTAAGGATGTAGTCGATTTCATCAATGCATAAGGCTGATAGGGCTTCTTCATCTGTTGAGGGGTTCCCATTAGCCGTATGTTTCTTTGGTTCTATCCCCATGTTCTTGAACAGAATGTGTGATAACTGATGATCTGAATTAAAGTTTGTTCCGTTCTTATAAATGTGTTTCCAACGCTTTGCTAATGTAGATGTTTCAAATTCATTCTTATAAAACTTGATCTGCTTTTCAAGATGAACATCAACTTTCTTGCAGTAATCAACATCAATATGTATTCCATATTGTTCGGCTCTTGATAAGGCAAGTATGCCCTCATGCATCAAAGCTGAAGGGGAATAGGTATCAGCGGAAATAATCATACTTTTTCCTTTATTTCAAAGTTCAAAACAGTTTGACAAGTTGGGCATTGTAAAGAACAGGTACATTGAAAATATTTTTTTGTTTCTATTGCTTGTGCTGCTTGTATTGCATAATTCAAAGCCTGTCCTACTTTTTGTGGCTGCATTCCATAAGTATCTTCAGGAACATAACGCAATGGAGCCTTAGACGGAACTTTTTCTATGATAATAACTTCCATGGGTTCATCTTCCCATTTAAGATCAGGGAAATCAGCATTATTTAATGGAAAACCAAAACCGCTACTTGCCCAATATGCTAAAGTCCTTTCAGGTTTGCGTCCAAATAAATAAAGATTCCCCGTTTTATCCCTTGCAACGAACATGATTAAACCTCCTTAGATATTATACCCAACTGACAAATGATTTACATCCTCAACATATATTACAGGAATACCGGCGTAACTTTTAAATCGAACATTACTTACTTCTTCTTGCTGATGCTCATTCAGTAGTAATTTTAAAGTAAGTGTTCCCATATAAATAAAGTCAGGTTTTACTCCAGTTCTTGATTCCAATTCATTTATTTTGATCTGCAATGCAATGCTTATCTTCATACTACCTCCAATGCTTTCTTTCCTTGTAAGGTCAACATAGCATTTGATTCATTATATTTCATATGAATCAATCCCATCTTGCAAGCAATCCTGAAATAAAGATAATCCCTGATAGGACACAGCCGAAATACTTTATATTCGTCTGCTGTATACATCGGAATATAAATCCAACTTCCATAATTCTTATCTGATTTGTTCTTAACAAATTGAAGCACTCTTTTTATCTTAGTAGGAAGAATAGTTCTAGCCATTTTTTAATCCTGTTGCATTGCATTTTGGACAAAAATGTTTACTTCTAGGATAACTAGGAACAACGACCCATCCTGCTTTTTTTGATTCAATGATTCCAGCAATAAAAAAAGTATCTTCATTTCCTACCGGAAATATTTCATTGCATTCTTCAAAATCACAACGTATCTGTTTAATGATTTCAAGGCCCATTATTTATTTCTCTCCTTTGTATTTGACATAAGCGATACTCAAGAAGTGAATCCATCCCGTTATAATACAGCAAGGGTTTTACAGGGGCTTCTTTGATGCGGTTCAGGCTGTTAGCATTCTTTTCATCAATGCCTTTTAGGAAAGGCGATACTTCAGAATCATAGTCTACAATTCCAAATCGAACATAGGCTTGAAACTTCAATCCAGAAATACCCCTCCTATTATCTAACCTGTGCGATTCCAACATTGTATCATGCGCCCAACCTTGTACCTGAATCCCCAAAATCACTGAAGTCCATATATCTTCAAATTTCATATTTTGGGCTATTTTAGGAACGTAACGATTAGCCAATAACTTCTTCAGCATGTTAAGAGTAGGGGGGTCTTTAGGCATAAGGAATGCTTTTGATATGCATTCTGATTCTGCAATAGCACAAGATATGATTTCATGGCCAGGCGCATGAGGCTTCAGCCCCGTTGTTTCGTAGTCAAAAGCAAACTCGCATAGCTGACAAGCGTTTAACTTCTTCAGATAGTCATATACACGCCTTCCAGATATGATTTCTATGCAATCTTGTTCCCGTTCATAATAAGGTAGTTTTTTACCTAAGTTACACAGGGCATTTTTAATATCTCTGTTGAACACTGTTTCATAAGACGGATTTCTTTCTACTTGCTGCATGACGTAAGTAGGGTGAAATGTAGGGCATACCCAACAATTTAAATCCCTATCGGGGATTGACCATCCACGCCACTTTGTAATTCCGTCAATGTTCTTTTTGAATCTGTGTCCAATCAAACTTTCTACTGCTGTTCCCCCTAATGCTATGATTAATGATGGTTTCATCTTATCAATCACATTGAACACATTAGGCCGACACAGTTCCACCTGATAAGATGTAATATCAGCATTACCTGGATAGCAACTGATAGCATCAATCTTTACACAATCTCTTTCCAAATTTATTCCATACTTACGCAACAACTTCTTTAGCATCAATGTAGCTTCACCGGCAAACGGCTCATTCCTGTTATCTGCTTTTTCAGAAGGACAAGTTCCAAGAATAAGGATTCCTTTTTCTCCATCCCCAGCCGGTTTCATTTTTGGGGATGTACAACCTTTGTGAAGTTGACAGGCGCCACAACCTGTAATTGTGGCAACCCGTTTCTTAGTAGTCAACTGTTCGTTTGAAAAGAACCCACTCACTTCTTGCTCCATTTAGGAAAGGGATTTTCATGATTACCTGTTTCAAAGCATACTTTACATTCAGGTGTTGTTGAGGGTAAATGACCTCTTAAACAGTTTCCACAATGTTTAGCTGTTCCATAAATGTAGTTTTGCATTTATCACTCCTTCTTTTTTGACTTCACAAGAGCAACAACATGAATAAAGTTATCCCCAATGAACTTCAGAACCTTTGCACAAATTTCCGCTTTGTTCGTTATCTTCATAATGCTTTTCATGAATTCAGGATAGATGTCAAATGAAACATCTTCCCCTTTATATTCAGCCCGTACATCTTCTTTGAACCATCCAGAAACACCTTCTGATGAAACTGTCATACGATTTCCAGACAACAGAATTGTGACACGCTCCCCATTGCTGAAAATAACCGCCTTGTCAAGAACATCATTCAATGTTTTTGGAAATTCAATAGACCCTCCTTTTTGAGCAAAGAATGCAGAAGCATCGGGGAAATCATCTTCAAAAATGCGACAAGAGAATGTAACATCATCTTTATTCGTGAAGTGTAACCATCCATCCGTCTTAGCGTAATGTGTAGGCTTGTTATTTACAATTGCCTTAACAGCATGAGCAGGGATCAAGGTATGATCCTCAAACGCCTTTTTGACGGCTCCCATGTCATATTGCGTTACTCTGTTGTTATCCGTTGATTCAACCTTGCCTTTATGAACATGAATACAATTGATAATCGGTTTACTTACTTCCCTACTGACTGAAAACAGACAGAAGGAGATTGCTTCACAGAAATTTGCAGGGACTTTCTTCCAATCTTCTTCTTCAGGTTGTGCAAGGGTAAGAATTGGAAGAATGATCTTTTTATCAATTCGCAATCCGGCTTTTGCCCTACTACCTTTCAACAACAATTCATTATCTTTTATTTCCAATTCGATTTCTTCAGTCTTCACTTTATTTACAAGAGCGAAAAATTCTTTTGCCGGAACAGCACCCACAAAATCAACTTCTACTGGATGTGACACAGCAATTTCATCATTATAGGTTACAACGTATCCAGTTTTTGTGAACACGAATGCTGTTGATTGTTCTATAATTTCTTTTTGAGACAACCCAGGCATTACTGCCTGAAGTGCTTTGATTAAGTCCAAGCGATTGATCTTCATGCTGGAACTCCTATACGGGATCTTACTTCTTTATGATCTGCAATAAATTGCTCCAGACCAGCTAAACGCCTCTTTCCAATCGTATAATTGCGAGGAGCAAGGAAGTAGTCACAAACAGCAATAACTCTTTCCCTACGGGCTTGTCTGTGACGTTTGGCACGAACTTTCTTTGATTCCCCTTTGTCAAATTCACGGGTAATCTTTCCTGTTGCCCCACACATTCTGTAAGGCTTGCCACTAAAATCTTCCAAAAGAGTATCATTACCTGTAGTTCCTGTTACCCTCATTGAGTAGTGATGATGTGCAAGAAGCCTATCATACTGTTTCTTTTGTTTGCGCTTGCCGTACATTTCATACATTGATTTGAAAATTGATCTAGGAATAGATTGAAAAGATTGTGATAAGCCGGCCATCATTCCAAGTGTCAGTGATTTAGTTGTTCCATTTGATGTATTCATGTTTGTTTCTCCTTTTAGTGTGTAGTTGCTTCAACAAGGTTATTTTCAATTGCATACATCAGCATATCAGTAGTTGAACCGTCGATCCAATTATCAACAATTTCTTGTCCGTTCTTAGTGCTGTTTACTATGCAAAGAGGACAACCAATAATTGTTTCCATTTTTAACTTATTCTTTTCTTCTTCAGAGGCTTCAGTTTTATCAATATTATCCATAGTAAATGTGATGATGGACATTAAGGCACCCATCAGAGGTTCAAATTTACCTTCAGTCATTCTTTGGGCACATTCTTCGCCATTCTTTGCTATCAGGTCTTTCATGCCTTTTTTTTCAATTGATTTCTTCAATTGATCCCAATGTTTTGTGCAACAGGCCATTTTGTTTTCTCCTTTATTTAGATTTTCTTCCATCAGATGAATGTGTTCTGGTGATAAATCCTAATGAAGAACTCTGCTTATCATATGCTTTCTGTATTCGTGAACAGGATAATTTGAAGTTTTCTTTTTTGTTTTCAATTCCAATGAAGTTCAACCCAAGTTCAATAGCTACTACCCCCACCGTACCTGAACCCATATAGGGATCAATTACAATGTCCTCCAAAGCCGCATGAGGGGAAAGACAATTATGTACTAGCTTTTCAGGAAAGGAACAAACATGACCTGTTCCTGATTGCATGGGGATTCTCCAAACATCAAGTATCCCTAAAGACTTATCAGCTTTTCTCGGCTTTTGTATTTGATATATCAATTCATGTGAAGTTGCATAACGGTGAGTAGGAGGGGCATTAGCCCCGCATTTATCCCAAATGATTTCTGTCCAGATAGGAAATGCTCTAAGCCATTCTAAAGGATGTATATACCCCCTTTCCAGATTGCTGTTATATCTTATCATGTGATTATAAAAGATTGAATCGGTACAGATACGCAGCAATTGTTTTATCAACTGCTTCTGTTCCTTCTGATATAGATTTTCTGGCATTTCATCGTCATACCATTGTTCATATACTTCTGCACGTTTCAAATTGATTTTGGACTTAGATTTCTTTGGATCGGAATTTACTTTTCGCAAATTGTATGGAGGGGATGTTACGCACCAATTAACAGAATCCGTTTCCAGTTCAGGAAGAACATCAAACGTATTTGCATAATACAGGGCGCAAGGGCCAATAATCTTTTTCATTCATTGTCTCCAAGTCCGAAAAAACACCTTGTACCAAAACTAAGGTACAAGGTGTTTCACTAAACAGAATTCAACTGAATACTAACAGAGAACGTATTTCCCTTTTTTCTCTTCGATGATTCCAAAGAAGGTCAGCATTCTGATGTAAGAGTTGACGGTGTATACAGCCCACGAATCAGACCCACCGTAATCTTCAAGCTGGCTTTTCAACATTTCTTCTTTGCTGTGTGGCTTTTTATCTTTCATCAGGGACATGAAAACTTCCTCCCTTGATTTGCGATCTTTCTTTTTTTCCTTCTTGCTCTCGGCAAGCCGCTCTTTTTTGGCAGCATTCGATTCAGCAAGTGCTTTCCCTTTTTCCGTTGTTCCTTTTTTCTTGGGGGCTTCTTCTTCCACTTCTTCTTTCTTTGTTTTCCCCTTCTTAACCGGCTTTTCTTCCTCTTCAGGTTCTTCTTCGGTCAGTTCAAGGGCTTCAATGATTGCTTCAGCAAGTTTCACGGCTTTCTTTTTGGGGAATTCATCAACATCAATGTCGAGTTCCTTTATGGTTACAAGTTCAACGAGGTCTTTGTATTCCATACCCATAACATCGTCTGCCGTCAATGCTTCTTCTTCGCTGAAGAGTGCTTCAATGATTGCTTCCCGCAACGCTTTAACTTTCTTTTTGGGGAAATCATCAGTATCAATATCAAGCTCTTTTTCGGTTACGAGTTCCAGAAGATCATCATACGCCATTTCATTGATTACATCTTCCGTTACTTCTACATCTTCTTCAGGTTCCGGCTCCGGTTCAGGTTTTTTCTTACCCTTTTTAACCGGCTTCTCTTCTTCCGGTTCTTCTTCCGGTTCAACTTTTTTACCCTTACCTTTTTTGGGCACTTCCTCTTCAACTTCTTCTTTTTTTGCTTTGCCTTTCTTTGCCGGTTTTTCTTCTTCAACTTCTTCCGGTTCTTCTTCCGTTTCTGCTGCTACAACTTCAATACCCAATTTTTTCATTGTTTTCTTTGCTTCATCGGAGAAAATGACCTTTTCATCATCTTCTTCATCTTCTTCAAAATCAGTAGCGTAGATGTTATCAACGCCTTCTGACATAATGTTTTCCAGAAGTTCTTCATCAGTGACAGATTTCTTGAGACTGATTGCAGGATCAAGTCCCATAACTTCATTCATTTCACGAGCAAATGCTACCAGTTCTTCCCGACTTACTTTTACTTTCTTAGCCATTTTGTTTGTCCCCTTTTCATTTGATAGTGCTGCAAATTTTATTTATTTCTTCCGTGAATTCTATTACCTTTGTTCAAAATATGTGTGCAATTGCATGAGGGTGGGCAGCCTTTCTTAACTTCACATGGGGGTGCGTCTTCCTTCCCTTCCTTCAAATGCTCCCTTAACTTGTTCATCTAACCTCCTTTTGAGTGTTAATTCTATGGACAAGGTATACAATAAGGTTTTTACCTTGTCAACAATAAATATTGAGTTTTTGAAATTAATTTGTCAGTGTTTATTAGGTTCTTGTTTTTGTTGTGTTTATTCAAATTCAAAAAGATGAAAAACAAGCCTTCCATCATCTATTTGAAAAGTTCCTATATATTTGCCTACTGTTTCAGGTATTTCATGACCTGTGCCAAATATGTTAAAACCTCTCTCGATTAATTCATTTTTGGGGTCTACTAATGCCCAAATGCAAATATCATTATACTGTACTTGTACTGATAGTATTTCCGCATCTTTTGGCATCACTACAGTTTGCAATCCTGTTATCATCAATTTGTACTTAAATATCTTTTTCATTATGTACTCTCCTTTTAAAAACTGCCCAAATATGGTGCTCCAATTTGGAGACATTGTAAAACATGAACATCATAATTTGCATTATAAGCATTCTCCCTGATAAGTAATGGAGAAACTCTCATGACACCCTGCAACATTTCTTCATTCTCCTGATTCAATGCAAAGATAGCTGTTGGATGTGCAAATTTACGCTTGTCTTCCCCTGCGTGTTTCAATTCAATCCGCTTCACCCCGTATGACTCCCTGTTAGTCTGTGTTGCTGTTATAAGGCAAATATGACGCTCTTGGGATAATCTTCTAAGTCTTTTCCATTTAGTGTTCTCTTGGTGCCTGAATTCCTCCTTCAAACTTTCAGGCGCAAGAATATCAGCATAGTCAATAACAACAACATCAGGAACAAACCCTTCTGTTCTTTCCCATGAATCAAGCACCCTGCAAATCCCTGATACAGAAATTGAATCATTTGGAAATGTAGCAAGTTTAAATGCCTTTGCTCTTACCCTTTTATTATACTCCTGACCTTTTTTATATGCTTCTCTCCATGTTAAAGGTTCTACTTCCGGCCTAATCATATGCCAAACAGCACCTTCATAATACTTTGGGTTTTTCTTCAGGCATTCCGTACAAGGAACATAATCAACTGCTTCCTCATAAGGAACTACTTTCCCATCTTCCATACAGCCGTGTTTGGATGTTCTGTATTTCTTGTTGCAATCATCTTCCTGATTGTGTTTGCAATCAAGAACAGGGATTTTCAATTCTCCACAATATCTTTTCAAGTCCGATTTCTTGGACAATGAAATGTGCTGCCTTCTGACCATCTGTGATTCAGACATATCCCCAACCTGAAACATTGCAACATTGCATCTACCTCTATGCGCTTGCATTGCAAAGAACATTAGCCACCATGTCTTCCCCCTCTTCTCTGGTCCCATCAATGCTATGAATGAATCTCTGCACAATTCATCATTGATTAATCGGCCTAATGCTCCAGAGACTTTGAACAACGGTTCTTGCTTTCCTTCAAATGCCTTTTGGATTGCCTCAGAATCGTCAAACGGATTGATACCTACCGTAGACCCTTTCTCTATCTTTTGAAACTCCTGAAAGACCGTATCGGCATCATCCAAGTTATCTTCTTCAACGCAGTAGATCAAATCTTGTGCAAGATTCTTGTAAGACTTCTTTTTGAAGTGTTTTACTGCTTTATCCAAAAGGTATTGAGCATTAAACTTATCAGCGTGAGAATATTCCTCTGACAAATTCATCAGGAACTTTTCCACAAACTCTACTTTTTCTTCTTCTTTGTTGCTTCTTGCCCATGAATCAAAAACTTCCTGTATGTCTTTTTTGATAGCTCTGTTGTACTGCTTGAAATAGTCAATACACCATTTAGCAATAACAGGAGCAAAAGAAATGTCCATTAAATCAGCCGAATAAATTGGAATAATGTCCCTTAGAAATTCATCAGACATTATCATCCCTGTCAATATTTCTTGTTCAATCTTGGAATTTATTTTCTTACGCTTGACCACGAAACACTCCTATTCAAAATAACTTAATTGATTCACCTGACATGTTCCCGCCCTTATTATGCAAACATCCACAAGATTTAGTATTTCCTCCGCTTAGATCATACATCCGAATGTACCTTCTATTTCCACAAAGACATTTACAACTTAGATAAATCTGACCTTCTCTGTTTCTCTTCACAGGTTCATCAAGCACTTCCCAATTATCTTGTTTGAATCCTGCCCATTTCTTTTGAACAACTTCCCTGTGATTGTTTAAAATGAATTTCCTTTTCCATGACATATATCATATTCCCCCAATAATGGGGATTTTCAAACGAGTTTTAAGAAATTCAGCATATTCCTGATTAATGTCACAATTTCCACAATCGGAGATAGTATCAAATTCACATCCATAAATAGCTGATCCTTGCAAAATGAATTTAGCATTTATTTCATTGTTAATAATGATTGTGCCTTTTACTTTACTTTCATAAGGGATTCCAAGAATGTTCAAAGTTTTAACTACTCCTTGCACTTCCTTTATCAAACAGCTTCCATTACAACAAATCATCAGAATATCTTTCATGTTTAAAATCTCCTTTCAGAATCAAGAATTTCAGGATTATATGTATTGAAACAAAAATGAACTATTGGAGAAAATTCACAATTATAATCAAATTCCCAACGCAATACTTCTTTATATTGTTCTTCAGATGTGCTTAAAAAGGAAATATAATCAAATCTAGAATAATATCTATTTAAAAAAATACGCAGATGTTCCATATTAAAAACACAAGTATGCAGCATTTTATTCATTACTTCCTCCTTTTCAAACCAGGGATTATGTCACATGGATCATCATCGTCAACATAGTTTGTATCATCAAAATGATCGTGTACCGTTTTGGATGTAGATTGTTTAGTTTCTTTATATTCAGATGTGTTTACATTCTTTCTATTACCGTCTACATTTTTAACCCTGTTACAAAATGATTCCAATTTATCTATTTTTTCACAAAGAGCATCAGCACTATAAATTACTGTATGAAATTTATTGCTACTATCAAAATGAAGGTAGTAGCATTTCAACATTTCCAATAATTCTTGATGTGTTCCTTTCCACACCTTAAACAATTTATTAATGCTTTTATTCCAATTTGTAACATGATTCGGATGTAAGGATACTTTTGAATGTTTTCTTACTATTTTTTCCAAAGATGTAATTACTTTTTGATTCTCTTCAGAAATGATATTTTGTTTTGATGTAACAATTTCTTTGGGTTTTTTAGATGTAATAGGTTTAGTTCTTGAAGAAATTTTGAGTGTATGAGTATTGTTACTTAAAGCATATTCTTTATTATTGTTACTTAAAGCATATGTATCACGATTTGACGGTCTACGTGAAACTGCAAGGGCGTGAGATTCATTTTCAGAGGCTATTTTCTTTGCTTCTTGTACTTTGGAATCGGAGTACATAAAGCGAACATAGATATATGATTTTCCAAACTTACCTGTATTTTTATGACTGATTTTATCTTCAATAAGTCCAAGACGAATCAAGACTTGTTTAGTTTGTCTTACCCGTCTTTCTGACCAATTGAGTTTTTTTGCTGTGTAATTCGTAGTGCTTCTTGCTGTATTTGTGTGCTGCCATTTAGCAACATAATAATAGTGCATATACAAAGCAATCAAATCTGCTGGGTTTTCTTCGGAGTATAATGTATCAAAAAGAAGTTTGCTCGTTACCAATGGCTCATAGTCAACATCATATAAAGAACTCATTTATTACTCCCACTGTAAACAAGAAGTTCTGATACTTTCATTTTATTTATTTTTTTAAAATCTTTCCAATATATTGATAATATAAAACGATGTAATACACCGGAGCAATAGTTTGGATTCTGCAAATTTATTGTAGTGTCTATTTCTTTTTCAAAGAATAAATTATTTGCACAATGTTCTGAATCAATATAGCCTAATACCATTTGTTTTTGATGTGTTCCTAAATTACTAAGCGATTTCTTAATCTTTTCATCTAAAGCATGTTCATTCTTATGGCACACTTCACAAAGGCATTTTAATTCTTCTACTGAATAATCCCAAATCATAGCCCCTGTTTTATAAAATGGATGATGCACATGCAATGTTGTATCTTCAGCTTCACATTCTTGGCATTTAAAATTATGATGCTCCATAACTTCTAATCGTTTTTTCTGCCACAACGGGTGTTTCATCTGTTCGTGGTATTTCATCATTTCTTTCTCCTTGCAGGGAATAAACGAAAAGCCCTCAAGGAAGTTCGCAGCAACCTTGAGGGCTTTTCTGGATAGAAGGGAAGTCCCTTCCTATCACTATCTGAACGATTCTGCGAAAATCGTTTTTATGTATTGAAGCGACCTGATATTAACATCCCCTTTTGATACTGTCAATTATAATTTATAATCAATGTTTATTGATATAATTTGTGCTTTTTCTCCTAGTCCTACTTCTCTTTCCACATATTCAGAGTTAATGTTTACTATCTTCAAACCATACCTTTCTTCAAGACCTGACAGAATTGTTTTGATTTGTCTGTTTGCCAAAGCAACATCAGTTTTCAATTCTTTTATTGTTGGTTCACTCATTTTGTTTCTCCTTTTAATATTATCAATTAGAAATTATCATCATGTTTCCAATCAATACCTATGAGGTATTCTTTTCCATCCACAACAATTGTCATTGTTCTCCAGGACACTTCCGATATAAAAGCTATTCGGTTTTTTAGAGTTTCCGTAGCTTCTTTTTCTGTTAGTTGTGTTAATTCTTTCATAGCCCCAATTCCTCCATTAATTTGTCTGCCTCCACCTGTTCCATATCCCCAGGATCTCCTTCTTCCAGTTCCAACACTTCTACTTCCAAACCTCTTGCACTTAAAAGATATGCAAGTTCATAGGCCATTTTGATAGCATTAGGTTCATCAGCATCAAAAAGAATATAAACACGTTCAAAGCGAGTAGAAAGTAAATTAACCTGATTGAGTGTGAAAGCCGAACCAAAGCAGCAGCAAGCACCATAACCAAGCCGCCACACGTCTGCAATCCCTTCCACAACAATACAGCTATTACCTTTGACATGATCTATTCCATAAATAATCTCCTGATGCGGAATTACTTCATCCTCTTGTTTACATGCTTTGTACTTCAAATCAGATTTGTTTGTAATGTCCCTTCCCTGATATGAAACCATTTTCCCATTGAACATAATTGGAGCAATAATTCTCCACTTATAACTTCCAACCGCTCCAACACATTTCAGGTTCCATTTTTCAATCAGTTCATCAGGATCATATTTTCTGTCAATCAGGTATTTCCTGTGCCTTTCCGTCAATTCGATAGTACCGGGGGGGAAGACACATTCTTTATTGCGTCTGGAAGGCTTTGAATCGTCCCGCTGTGAGTCTTTCGCCTTCCTACCTATAGCAGAATATTCCTTGACTACTTCCTTAGCTTCAGAAGAACCGCAATTCAACATGGCTTTTACAACATCTAACTGTGAATGCTTTCCACAACGCCAACAGGAGTACGCACCTGTTATTACGTTATAGCCCAAGTGATAGCCCCGACTACCTTGGCAGAAGGGGCAATGAATTTGTATCCAATCGGGTCGAGTTCTCTTATGCCCTGAATCAGCATAATCAATATGAAAATCCTGATAGAATTTTTGGGCATTAAATTTCATTGTGATACTGCTTTATATGCGCCTATGAATCTGTTTACCTGTATATCTATCCATTGTTCTTCCAACAAACGCATATTATGCAGGTCAATTTTTGAAATAGTACAATCATATCCAAATTGCTTTTCTTGTCTATTTGTTGGATGTGTTCTTAAAGTCATTACAAGTCCGGCTTTTTCAGGAAGAAAAGAAAATGTAATTCCTACATGACATTTTATTTCATCTTCAATTCTTTCTATCACTTCCCACATTAGAGTTAATACTTGTTCTGTTTCTATCATGTTATCCCTCCAAGATGATTTTCTTTTCTGTTTTTGTAATACCTTCAATTTCAGCAAATATATCAATGAAGGTTTTGGAAATCATTTCTGCATCTGTCATGTTTTCCATGTCTTCCGGTTTAAACCAAACGGGAAATGCTTTTGATTGTTCAGGATGTTCAGGATGATCTGCAAGAATGACATATCCAAGATTATCCTGATTCACGGAAAATTGCACCGCTACATGATAGCCTGTCATTACCTGTAGCCTGTGTATCAGCGTATGAATCAACACAGTAGTTTTAAGGTTTTCCCCCTTATCCTCTTCAGCCTTTTTTACTTCATCCTTTACAATGTTTCCTATCATGCTTTCCAGAAGTTCCGTTGATTTGTTCTCCACGCTCATTCTCCTTTTAGTTTTTGAGTAATTGCTCACACATTATTTGAAAATTGCCTATTGTTTCCATAGACTCAATATTGTATTTCAAATTTGGAACTGATTCCATCTTATCTACCATTTCCCTAAACATCAAAACATCCTCTCTTGTTTCAAATGTCATTGATACTGTTTTAGGTTTCCATTCTTGTACTGAAGGTTTTAAGTCAATTACTATCATCTTGTTTTCCTCCCCAATTACCTGATTTGAATTCCAAAAATTCCTGATCTTCCCTGTCTTTGATTTCCTTTTCCGTCAACCTCCTTACGTAGATTCTTTTGCCCATGTGATGTAATGTAAATCCATGCTCTCCTAGTTTGATGTCTAATAGAATTGAATAAGGATGATTTGTTACAAATTTATACTTATGATCATATTCCAATTCAGGTACTTTTTGTTTCAGGTTGTAAAGAATTCTTCCCTGTAGAATCATCAGTTTTCCCTCCAATACTGCTTACCATCATCACAGGTGTAGCAGGTTTTATCAGGTTCAGTAATCATAATCATATTTGTTCCTGTTGTTCCGTTTGCATTAATAGTGTTGCCAAATCCCAAATGCATTCCTCCTTTCATGTAAGCAGTTGGTTTACAATTGTGTTCTAATGCAAATGATTCCCATTCTTTTCTTTCTTTTTTAGATGCTACAATCAAGGAATAAATAAGAACAACCATAATAACTATTATAATAGCTATTGTTGTTTTTGTATGATCATACATGAAATCAAGCATTATTCCCCCCTTGCTATTTTATGTTGTAAACTTCCCCTCAATACTTCCGCACAAGGACAATCAGCCCGTACTGTGCATTTATAGGCGCAAAAGTAAACGTCTGCCCAATGAATCTTATCTTTATCTATTGCCTGATGCTCACACGTAGTTGGAGGGTGTTTCATGTATCCTGCATATGGTCCTTCTGGATTTTGTTCTTTCATTTTCTTTTGGGGAACTCCTTTTGTACGGCTAGACTTCTTAGGTTGATTTTCCTCCCATTGTTTGTGTAAACATAAATCAATGAATGCTTGCCCTTCAGCCCTGTTTGAAACTACGTCCCTGAATTCATCATAAATGCCTTTGCTTGTTTGTAACGTGATGATTGCTTGTATTGTTCCATCAGACATTTTAGCAATAACCCCATCACGGTATTCAATTGATTTGACTATTGTTGGAAGTTTCTTTGCTATCCCTTTAGTTCTTGCCATAGTAATCCCCTTTTTGTGGGATTACAGCACCACAATGAACACATTTCCATCCAGGCATTCCTTTTTTACCACAACTTGGACATTTCATTTTGTTTTCCCCCTTTTGATTGTGAAGTCTCCAACATCTTTTCCGTCCATAACTTCAGCCGCTATTTTACTACGCTTTTGTAGCTCTGCAATATTTTCTTCATCAATAGTTCCGATAGCCATAAAGTAATAGGCAAAAACTGCATCAGCATCTTGACCGATTCGCAATACTCTATCTTCTGCTTGTAAATGCAAAGAAGGAGTATGATCCAATAGCTCTATCGTCGCTGTAGCGTATGCTTTTGTTAAAGTCAAGCCTTCCCCTGCACTCTTGATATTTCCTACAAGCAAACATACCTTTTTGTTCGTTTGGAATTCCTCTTCAGCGTTTTGCTTATCTCTTGCTTTTGTACTTCCGTCAACCTTGATTGCCCACGGTTTAAATTCCTGATAGATTTTCTCCACTATTTCTTTGTGATATGCAAATACAACTAGTTTTTCACCGGATGATAAAAACTCTTCTATCCAATCCATAGCTGCATCAAGTTTTCCTCTTGCAGCTTCCTGTAACAACTTTTCCCGTTTTGCTGGGCCAGATTCGTAGCATTCAATTTTATTATATTGTTTCATGTCTATCTTCAATGGAATAACAATACGAGTTTTACTTGGAAGTTCTTTCAATACATCTTCTTTCTTTCTACGAATCATGATACTAGAAAGGATATGATGCAATTCATCAGTATTACTTTTGCCTGAAAAATCCCAACCAAATCCGTTTTTCTTTCCGCCACAGTATCTTTTTCCAAAGTACAACTTGTTTTTAAATATGTTCGGATTCACCATTGATATTGCATTGTATAAATCCATGGGACGGTTTTCTAATAGTGTTCCTGTAGTCGGAATGATTTTAGTGTTCCTTGTTTTCTTCCTGATCGTCTTCAATGCTTTGTATCGGTTTGTTTTGACAGATTTTATATTGTGCGCTTCATCAAGTGTTATGTGTATTGGAAATAGTTTTACAAGTTCTTTTACCCAACTATCCAAAATATCGTAGTTAATAATAAATATTCCGGTATCGGGTAAAACCTTTCTGATTGTTTCCTGTATCTTTCCTTCACCTGTTAAAGAGATTTCCTGAATATCCTTTTTAACTCTTCCATTCAATACATACGCTGTGTTTCCTTTACTCCTTTCCATAAACATAAATGTTTCTCTAGCCCACTTTAGTTTCAAAGTAGATTTGCAAATGATTAAAGCCGGTCTGATTTTTGGATTGTGATGTAGGAACATCAGTATTTGTGCTGTTTTCCCCAGACCCATATCATCACCTAGTATGCAATTGCCGTTATGATGATTTATGAATTCCACTCCATGCAATTGAAAGTCATAAGGTGTTGCAGATATGTTTTTGATTGTTAGCTTGCCTGTCGGTTTGAATACATCCCTTGGAACGTGCTGTATTCTCTTTGTAGCGGGCTTTTTCTTCCCGTATAATGCCTTGATTCGTTCTAGCTTGTTCATGCCTTTAAACCTCGTTTTTGTTCGTTTTTCGTTCGACTATATCTAAAACTATGTTGTTTTGCAATAAAAACAAAATGTTATACTGATTTCAATAAATTATACCTTTCACTATATACGCAAAAATCCCCCTCGCCTATTCGACAAGGGGGATTTTATTTTCAATATTCTTCTTTTAGATGTGTTGGTTCATCGCAATCACCATAGTTATAATCAAAATCATCTGAATAATCATCATAATCATCCCACGTACCAATATTATAACCTGGGACTAAATTTCTTCTTTTCATGTATTGTATGTACGCTTTTGCTTCTTCTTCTTTTGTGTATAGTCTGTGTTTGTTGTAGCTATTTGTAATAACATTACAATCATCTAAACTGAAACTACCTAAGTGATAATCTCCATTGTCCCAATCAACAAATAATAAATTTACATTTTTATCAATATAAGGTTTGGAGGTAATTGTGTAGGATGATATGAAACATTCCCCAATACATCTTGCATAAAATACTTTCATTCCAATTTCAATTTGATCTGGGCTTGTTATACGTGACATGATTTCCCCCTTAATATTCTTCCTTGTGATAGATTTCCCCGCTTGTCATTTGTTTGATATATTCTTCATATGCTCTTTTGCCTTCTATCTGTTTCAAGTTTCTTTCTAATCCGTGTTCATCATAGCAATCAGGATTTCCAATTTCTGTACAGATAGGACATTCAGGACAAATACAATCATCTACATCAAAAGCCCCACAAACTTGGCATGGGCCTTCTGATTCTTCTCCAGGTAATGTTCCGCATCCTGCCGGTAAACTCCATCCGAATTTTCCCATAATGAATTTTCCCCCTTTAGATTTCTATGATAATATTGCCGTTAAGATGATTGTGATTTAGCAGCAACATCAAATTGGTACTTGTGAAGTGTATTTTTATAGATACCCCCTCCGTTTGATTCTAACCATTCTATGGCTTCTTTAGTTGTTTGTGCATAATGAACAATTGAAGTTGTTTTATTTACATCTTTGTAAGGTTTACAGCATTCGTGTATTGTCATTGTTTTGTCCTCTCTTTTCAAACATAGATTATAATTCCACCGTTTTCCGGTTCAAACGCCCAGACTTCAAACATATCACAAAATATACAAACATCCTCAAAGGTTAGTTCCATGTTTTAGTACACCTTCTTTAAAAACTTTCTGGCTTTCCTGCATGTAACACAAATACAATTGCCGTTTTTATCGGAATACTTATTAAACATTATTCCCCTGTCTACCATATCAGAATGACAGTCAAGAACTTCCAATGATAATTCAACCGCTAATTCCATCAATTTTCTTTTCTTCATTTTATTCCCCCTTGTTGTCTAATTTTTCAAGATATATTCTTTTTCCTCTAACGCACAAAACACCATAATTTTTATTTATTTCCATAAATAAATTTGCCCGTTTTACTGAATAAAAATAATGATAGATTTTATACTTTGTTCCCATGTCACTAATAACCGTGATAGGCTTTTTCATAAATCCCCCTTTGATTGTTTGATACATCTACAAAAGGGAATAGACGTTGAATCTATTCCCCTTTAGAAACTATCAAACGTGTTTTGTTCTTTCCTTCAGTTTGATGTTTGTCAATTCCCTTTCCATCAGTTCGTTAAATCCCCTATGCTCTTTGATTTTCTTTCTGTTACGGTTAAAGGATAGTTGAGCATTGAAATCATTACTACTACACAAGAAGCCTTTGATAAATGCAGTTCTTAATAGATTGTTTACTTTTGCATTTTCCATAATAGTCTCCTTCAATGTTTCCTTTTGACACTCCTTTTGTGTCTCCTATTGGATTTTACTATCACATTTAGCAATGCAAGGCATACGATAACAATTACTGGAAACATTTTTTCCTCCATTAATTTTTAACAAAGATATTTTTTAATGATTTCAATTTGCGCTGACCTTGCTGCTGACTCTGCTGCTGACCTTGCTGCTGACCATGCTGACTCTGCTGCTGACTCTGCTGCTGACTCTGCTGCTGACCATGCTGACTCTGCTGCTGACCTTGCTGCTGACTCTGCTGCTGACTCTGCTGCTGACCATGCTGACTCTGCTGCTGACTCTGCTGCTGACCATGCTGCTGACCTTGCTGCTGACCATGCTGCTGACCATGCTGCTGACTCTGCTGACTCTGCTGACTCTGCTGCTGACTTTAATTCATCTTGTGTTATTTCCCCGTTTGCAAATTGCAAACATGCTTCAATAGCTTTTCGTGGGCGCATATCATTTGGATAACATTGTTCAAAATTATTCAAACATTTCATTGCACAATCATGGGCAATATAACGTGCAATTTTATCAACATCATTGTGAATTACCACACGCAATGACCACAAACAATCATCTACTCCATTGCTTTCGAGAATAGTTAAAAGATTTATGGGTTTATCATGTTTATAAATAATATAACTTTCCCGTTGTTCATCTTTTTCAGTAAAAGGTTTATTTTGAACAGCTCTTACAAGTTTATTATAACCTTTCATACATGCTCCATTTTCCCGTAATTGTTTAAATGTAGTTGTCAATTCTATTTTGTTCATTTCTTGATTCTCCTTTTCTTTTTTTTGGTTTTCTTTGATAATGTAACATACGGCCCAAACGACACAAGCCACTCCACCAATTTGCATGAACATTACTTCCCCCCTTTCTTGATTATTACAGCATGAGGAAATGTCTCTTTGAATTCTGCCATAGTTCCATAAAAGTTATACTGATTTTTCCCGTCTTTTGCTTTCCATGTAATTTTCATGTGTTTTCCTTTCCTTTCATAATTTCTTTTATTTCTCGAACTTCTTTTAAAATCCATGTAGCAAGTGTATCTTTGGTAGTTTTGTTTTTGTGTTTGTGACTTGATGAATTTTTGATACTAAAAGCATAATCCGCTATTCTGCTTAATTTCTTTTCTATCTCTTCATTCATACTTTCCCCCTTATGTTCTTGGATGAACTGTTTTTCCACAAATAATGCAAATAAAAGTCCCTTCATCCTCTTTAACCTCAATAAATATGCATTCGTGTTTTTTCATACTTTCCCCCTTTTGTATTGTGTTATGGAAGGCATAAAATAAGCCGGTATAGCTTGTTAAATGCCTTTCCCCTTGTCATACTATTACTTGAATACCTGAAAGGCTAAAACAGCTTGATTTTAGCCTTTCAAATCATCAAATAAGTTATTGATAATATCTTCCGATAATGTATGTTTCTGTTTTGTACTTTGGAAGTTTAATCAATATTCCACTGAAAGCAGAATCAGATATGTATCCAGCCCAATCTTTAAATGGGCAATTTTCAGAAAATGTTTTGAATGCTGTAAATTCATCAATATTGTAATAAGTGCCTTTATACTTGATAAACATATCAGACATTTCAGCATTATTTATTTTTTCCTCTGTTATCCAATCGAATTCTTTTTGCCTGATCTTTTTTGGGATTTCATGCCATGATAAAAATAACCTTTCCTGATTGTTAGTTATAACCGTAATGCCATCAATTATCTTTTTCATATCTTCCCCCGATTTGATTTAGTCAGGGGGAATAAATTCCCCCTGCTATTGTTTAAAGTTACTTCAGTAAAACAACTTCCCCAAATGGAACTGGCATTCTGATATTTCCCCTTGTTTGTACCCACAATACTGGAACATCCGGTTCATTTCCAAAGTCATAGCATTCTAAATCAGTCAGATACACTAGACAACTTGGGGCTTCTTCTAATGTTTCAATGTATTCCATAACAGGTTTAAATCTTGTTCCTCCACCGCCACGGCAATCAAGTTTAACAGGCAAGGTATCCAAATCAAATGTTTCTGTATGTCTAATTTTAGTATCACAATAAACAACATTGACCGGCAAATTGAATTGATAAATGATTTCTTCAACTTCACTTGCAAACAACTTTTTATCTTCTTCAGTGATACTTCCACTTGTATCAATTGCCAGTAGAATCGGTTTTAATTCCGTATTGTAAAGACTCGGCAAGATAATATTTCCGTTATATCTTCTATTCCGTCTTGAAAATGAATAGTCATTCTGCACTTGCTCCAAAACGAATCTGTTTAAAACTTCTTTCCAATCAAGTTTCGGTTCATTCATAGCAGTTACAAAATTACGAATTCCTCCAGGCAATTCCCCTGCTTTCTCGGCCATGTTAGCGGACTGTGTAACAGCAATTTGCCATTCCTGTTCTTTTTCTGCTTTTTCTGATTCTGATAAATCATTTCCCTTTTCGTCTTTTGCATCCTTCACTCCACCGGCTTTACTTAATTTATCTTTCTGCGTTTTATCTTTTTCAAACTGACTAGAATCATCATTGGAAGCCGCTTGACTTCCCCCCTGATTGCCTTTATCACCTTTATCCGGTTCATTGCCTTGACTTTGCTGTTTATCGTCTTGACCGGCTTTATTTTGCTTCCCAGAATCATCTCCGTTTTCATCTTCTTTCTTTTTCTTCCCGAATAACTCTTTATGTATTTTTTCAGCACTCTGATTATCAAATGCAGGGGAATACTTTAAATATTCCGGTATCTGCATTCCACCGGATTTTAACCACGCATTATCAGCATAATCACAAGATAAATTCCATTCTGTTAAGTCCCTATCTCCTCTCCGTGTATGATGATTTAAAACGATATGACCAATTTCATGGGCAATTATCATTTTAACATCATATAGTGATATGCCTAAAACAAAATCAGGATTGAAGAAGATTGAATCTCCATCAGTCGCCATAGTTTCTTCTTTTTCATCTTCTATCAATTCCAGTTTCAGTGAAAGATTGCCAAAAAACGGCATATCTAACAATAATGCGCTTCTTGCCTGAATCATCTTATCCATTGCTTTCATATCTTCCCCCTGTATGCTTTGTTTTTATACCTCCAAAGGGTAGTAAGCGTTTTTACCTACTACCCTTTAAAAATCAAAAACAATCGCTATAATCTTCAATTTTTGACAACATTTCTTGGGCCGCCTGATATGTCTTTTCTCGTAATGAATCATCAAGACGGATTGAATCAGGATTTTTCAAAACTTTAGTTTTAGTTTCCTTGATGATTTCTTTCAATTCCTTGCTATCGGTTATGTTCATTTCAGGAAGCAGGTTTAACAAATCTTCCAAGTTATCAAACAAAGAATCTTTAAAGCTGTTTTCTGGGTCGGAAAGTCTTTCCACAACTTTTGCAATTCGATCATAAAGTCGCTTGAATAGATCATTCATAGCGTTTTTTTCAGCCAATGCCATGTTAGCTTGCATGTCTGATTGTAACCTTGCTATCTCTGAATCATTCAAATCAATACGGAAATCAGAAACATCTGGCATAGGCATAAACGCTGTATTAAATGTAAACTTTCCTTCTATGTCTGATACTGTTGGATATTCGTGTAACTTGAACATTTTCCCCATTGTTTTTCTGCTATTGTCAATGTAAAGAGCATAGTTGTCCGTAATGTTCTCAATTTCTTTTGTAAATTCCGCTTTGAAGGTTCTGATTTTTTCCGTGAATTCCATATACTTCTTGCTTGGAAGAATCCGATAGCCATTATCAAACCAAGGCATTGTAACCGATTCAACATAGCGACATGTTTGATTCTTGATACTGTTGATCGCCGTCAAGGCTGACTTATCAATCAGGTTTTTACTTCCACGGAATGTTCCGGTTTTTGCACCAGCCTCCAACTCTGCTTTTCTGGAGGTTTCCGAATCTGATTTAGTTGCGCTCCACAAGCTAATGTCAACATTCACCAGTAATGCTTTCTCTTTGATAGTTTTAGCAGCCATGATTTATTTCCCCCTTTAGATTGTGTTTGATGAACCTCCAAAGGGTAACAGGTAAAACACTTGTTACCCTTTAAAAATAATCAAACAAGTAGATTTGAATTCTGTGTGCTCCACAGAATCATTTCTTTAGTATTCATTAAGTCTGGATTCATTTTTGTTGCCGTCTTGTAAAAGAGCACTTGCAATTCCGCTTGCATAGTCTCCATGTATGCAATCACATTTCCAATAGTTGAATCACTTACCTTTCTTGATAGTGCAATGCATACAGCAAAACATACATCGTTCCCCTGTGGAGCTTTCTTGTCATTTCCTATCAGTATTTGGTCAATCTTTGGTAGCTTGTTAGCGATTGCCCGAAAAGCCATAAATTCACTTGCGAAGCCTTCACCAACCGCTCCACTGAATAATTCATATTCAATTTCTTTAGGCACGTCCCAAGATAACATTTCTCCAAGATTAGCTACTGTTCTTGGGCAAGGTGAATTGATTAAATCAGAACTCGCCTTGAAATCATTTAGCAGATTCGGTCTAAACTGTATGAATTGAATCAAGTCAATTGGAAGCCCTTTGACGATAGCCCATTCTATCCAGTCTTTATGCGACACAGTTAGCTCAACTATTGAAGTGAAGCGCGATTTAACCGGCTCCAACATACCTGATACACCTGCTTTGTCTGCTTTGCGATTCGTAGCAGCGACAAATACAACATGGGGACTAATTTTCTTTCCGTTAATTTCCCGTTTTAAAAGCAATTGCATGAGTGCTTTTTGAACCGATTCAGGTGCTTGCCCAATATCATCAAAGAAACAAACCGTCAAAACTTTTGCGTCCATCAATTCTTTCAATTCAGAAAAGGGAAGAAAGAAGCATTCACCGTCAATTACTACCGGCATTCCCTTAAAATCAGTTGGGTCTGATATGCAAGGATGCATAACAATCAAATGAGCATTTGCATCAAAAGCAGCGGATTCAATAACATCCGTTTTACCTATGCCTGGGCTACCTTTAACAAGAATCGGTTTTCTTGCCTTGATTGCCTGTGTCAATACTACTTTCAATTGTGAAGGTGTCATGGCTGTTATTCTCCTTTTGTTATGTGTTTAACTTCAAAATAAAGATCATTCACTGTTAAGGCTTCAATATACGCTTCCAATATGTCTTCTTTGTATACGTCTATCACTTTCTTAACACCTAATGGATAAAATGTGACTTGCGCTATCATATTTCCCCCCTCATGCTGTTTGATAGAATCCGCAAAGAGTAACAAGCGTTTTAACCTGTTACTCTTTACAAACAATCAAACACTAGACGATTTCGAATTTTTTCATTTTAAAGGTATTCTTTGCAGTAACTTCCAGAATCCCCAAAATAACAAGCATCTTGGAAAGATTATCAACTTGATAGTTGGCCCATGTCAATGTTCCGCCGTATTCCGCAAGCTGTATTTCAATAAGCTGTTTTTTTGTTGCCGTGAATTTATTTGCTTTGTTGAATGACTTCATAAAAATATCAACTCTGCATTTTTTGGCCGGTTTGGCAGCTTTTATTGCTGCTTTCTTGTCGGCTAGTCTTTTGAGTCTATCGGCTTCTTTCTTTTCTTTTTCCAGTCTGGCGGCTTCCCTGATTTCTTTATCCATAGCCGCTTTTTTGTCTTTCTTTTCTTTGTCCGTCAATTCAGGGATAACAATCTTTTCTTTTTTTGCTTTTGCCGGTTTAACTTCTTCCACAAACTTCTTTGCTTTTGCTGCTATCTCTTTAACTTCTTTTACAGCTTTACCTGTAACAAGCGGTTTGATAGTTGATTTAGTTGCCGGTTTAACTTCTTCCACTTTAACGGACTTATTGATTTTTGCACTCATGACATTATCCTTTTTAGTTGATGATATGTTTTTGCCGGTCAGGATGTTTGATACTGCGCCCATAAAGTCTTCAGTAGTTTTGATGTTTTCCATTTCATTCCCCCTTATTTAATCAGAAAGTTAAGTGTTAATGACGTAATGCATGTAAAAAGCATTCCCCCAAGTGAACAGACAAACAGTGTAATGATTCTATCTTTCATATATCCCCCTTGCTTTGTAGTTTTTACATCTAATCGGTTACACAAAACATGCCTTGGAAGGCTTTATATCGTCTTGTGTAACCTGTTAAATGTAAAACACATGCTATGTGCTGTATTGATGTTTTAAACGTCTTAAACAGCTTGCTAGACTGTTTACTGTGTGGGGCTTAACACCTTTCTCATGTCCCCAAGCATCATTATCATGTTGTATACTCACCTTTAATCAGAAATCACCGCTTGCACCCGGACTGTCACAGTCTGTAAGTTTTTCGCTATTCGATCATTGGCCCTTATACATACATGAACCGCTTATTCAGTTATCAAAGATCGTCGGGCCTAATCACCCTTGAAGCCTTCCATTGCCGCCGGAATTACTCTAATACAATGCAGATTGCTTGCCTAAACATGGAAGGGGAATAAAATAGTTATTTTCAGGTAAAAGCACAATCAGCAAAAACATGAATGAAATCACTACTATCTATTGATATTTATGCACATTGTATACAGTATATTAAGTAATAAATAATTTTAGTCTTTCCAATTAATTAAACAAACCTCAACAAAAACCCTGTAGTTACTACATACCCAAGCACATTGTAAAGAAACCTGACACTAAAAACGCTGTAAATAGCTGATAAACCGTATCCAAGTAATGTCGATAAAATATACACTTGTCGAGAAATCATACAAAAACATTAAGGCACAATACATGCATAGGCTAAATCATCTAAAATAAGGGAAAATAGAGGCTGTGGAAGGCTTAGGTGATACATCCATACATTAGAGCCGAAATATGCCTTCCAAAGCGAAAATAAAGGGTAACGCATACACTAGCATTCAAACACTATCGAACGTCTCCAAACGTCTAAAAACACCCTTAAATAAAATGTCTTCCAAATAGATAGATATATCCAAAGCATAGATAATTAACATCCTTCCAATCAACAAATATTTATTTTCAACGTCCATAGAAACATCTTTACAATCAAGAACATATCCAACCTGATAACATACTACACAGCACAACAAACATCCAAACAATATAACTATGATCTAAGTAAGAAAACAAAGCCCAAAGAGCATAGCAAAACAATGTACAAGGGAATGATAGTAGGTATAAGTAAAAGTATCGGAATGTGTCATAGGTGAATAACAGTAGATATAAGTATATAAGCGTGAAAGTAATAATGAATGAATAGAAGGGAATATATAAGAAAGTGTAACAGGTGAATAACAATAGATAGAAGTATAAACATGTAAAAGCGTAACCCAGCCTCCACATAATCCCCATAGTAAACATACCCAAGCCCAGCATGATAAACAGCACAATACACACAGGACATAGAACATATAAGGTAAGTAGCAGCACACTACATATAAGATCATCCATACACATGCCCAAGCATAGGTATGTAGAGCAATGCAAAACACACATACACAGGAACACCAATAGATACAGGTGAATAGTAAAATCCCCCTATAGTGTTTGAAAGGTATAAAACCTGTAACCACTACATCCAAGAAAATACAAGATACAGAATCAGAAAACTGTACTTAAAATATATCAATAGATACAGGGGAAAAGGTGATTCGTACCTATAGTGTTTGAAAGGCTAAAACGAATAGATACACAGCATACATTCCAAACACTCTAATCATACATCATCCATAGATACATCCATACACTAACCTTCCAATCGCATACAATACACAGAATACATTATACAGTACATTGCATACAGTATATCGTATACAGTACACAGTATGCAGTATACACTTTGGGGGCCAATTATTCCGACAGGGTAGGTGTAGTTGTGAGGGTGCGGGGGTGTGCACGAATACATAATATGAAAATAGATTATCCAAAATAGGGAGTAGGGGGTAAATAAAAAAAATAAATACTTAATAGGGGGGGGGGGATCCAAAAAAATAAAAAAAAAAGGGGTTGTGTGACAGGGGGGGGGGGGGGGGGAATTAAAATTTTTGAGGTTTTATAAAAAAGCATTTAAAAAAAAAAGTTTTTTGGTTTTTTCTGATATTTTTATTTTTTTT